AAAACTATTTGAATAATACAACTAAATCTGAAAAATATTATGCTAAACTAGCAATTTTAGGGTTTGCTCCGTTGTTATAACTATTAACAACTTTAGCAACTAAGTCACCCGTCCCCCAAGTTTTAAGGGATTCACATCTTGAAATGTTGGATGCTCCGATATCATTCTTTAGTCCGTTAACAATACAATCGTATCTACCATTTTTTAGGGTTTTAACGGTTGCAACCAACCCATCTTCCAATGATGCATAGTTTCTAACTCCGTGGCTGTTCATTACAGTTGAATTCGGCATTTTCCACGTTGTATTGAATGGGTTATATCTACCACCTTTACCTTCAGCCTGTCTCCAAGCATACATAAATTTCATATTTTCATCAGTAATAGGTGCACCTAAATTCTCTAATAACTTCGCATAGAAGTTTTTATCTTCCAAATCATTAACATTTATAGTATCAATGTTTTTCTTTAAATCTTCAGGCTTTACACCTTTTTCTTTTAATAATTCAATTAACTTATTCAACATTTCAGGTGTTGCGGTTACCATTGTTACATTTCCACCGCCTCCACTTCTCGCAACGGAACCTCCATACTGTAAATGGAAATGACCACCAGTTGCTGCTGCAGATGGATTTGTATATTCATCAATATAACTAAACTTTGGATTACTTGATTTATATTTGTTTAGAATATTAATAAAGGATTTCGCATTTGCAGAATTATATGGTTGAATAACTAAATCTACCGCCTGTCCTACTTTGTGTGTACTATTATAACTTAATTTTTTATGAAACTTGTCATTACCACTTGTAACAACCACTTTAACTTTTGGGTTGGTTAATTTAAAATCTCTTAAAATATCACTAACAACACCACTAATTTCATCTGTAATTTCTCCTCCGCCGGTCAATTGTCCCGATTTTTCTTGATAACCCAAATCATCTAAAGTACCTCTTAATTCTGCCGATGCTTCATTAACCTTTGTTGGGTTATCATTCATGAATTTACTAACTGCAGATGCAGTCTCGGGTCCAAAAAGACCATCAACACCATATCTTGGTAATTCGTAACCCAATAGTTTTAAACCAATTTGCATCGATTCAACATTTTTTTGGAAATTCATCGAACCCCTTTGTTGTTGTGACAAACCACCAGAATTAGCGGCATCTTCTAACGTACTATAAAATGACTCAACATTGTCAGAGACTAAATCCGCTTTCTTAGGGTCATCAGTCTTTTTAATACCAACAGCCTTAAGGACATTATCTAAAAACCCTTCTTTGATGGCTTCTTTACCATAGTTAAGTCTATGAATTCTCTCCAACTGTTCTATTAAATTCTTCTTCATATCATTATAAATATAACAAACCTATACTTTTACCCATTTTTGTGTTGAGTCTAATTTGAAAGATCCAACATATTTTTTATTCCATTGTGTGGGATGAATTAAAGATAGGAATGTTGATTCATCCTCCCTAACATATAAGTGATAAGTTTCACCCATAACCGGTATAAATGAATAAGATGACTGGTAAACCAATTCATTCCAATTAACTTCATCGATTAACTTTTGAAACTCTTCCTTTAACTCATCGTACCTTGATTTAAATTGTTTGTTGGCCACACCTGCTTGCATTTGTTTCCAACCACCAACATCCTCTAATTTAATTGCAGGAGCACCTTGATTACTACCATAAGTTAGTTCTCTTTGGTAGTACCCTTTCTCTTCATCCCATACAACTAAGTCAGGTTTCTTTTTGGCCATTACATGATTTGATTTTTATCATTTTCATGGTCTTCACCCCAATTAAGAAAATCATCACCCTTATAATCTGGATGATTCTTTTTCATGTAATCGATACCAACAACCCATCTCCAAGATACCAACCCAACAATAATAAAAATCATTCCAAAAATCGGTAAGTATTCCATGTTATTTATTCTTTTTGTTATGTGCTTTAGGTTTACCATTTTCATCCAATAGGACAAAGATAATTTTTTCTATTTTAATTATAGACTGTTTGGTATTTTTATTTCTAACGTCGCAACATAATGTTACCGATGTTGTTCCGAATTTAACCAAGTCCATACCAAATTCAATTACGTCACCAACCTTTGCCGTTGTTACGAAATCAATTTCAGACATTGCCTTGGTAACAATGTTAGGACTACCCAACTGACAAATGGCAAAAATTGCCGCCTCCTCATCAATCCACTTCAATAGTTGACCACCAAATAATGTACCTCTTGGGTTTAAATCACCTGGTTTAATCAACTTTCGTGTCCTATATATCATTGTTTAAAAATTTTATAATCTTTTCTTTTACTCCTGATTGTTTAATCCCTTCAGTAATTTTTGGTGTTTCGACAAAATTATCTAAACCCCATTCATGTTCGTAGGGTACACTATAATCCAAACCAGATTTTCCCATTCTTAAATCATCAATAGATACCCAATGAGTTATTTCGGGATGGTCAACAAGATATTGTTTGATTTCAATAGTTCTGGTTTGTTCTAACTCCCAAGCTCGAGACCATATAAAACCAGCGGGGTACGCCTTGATGTACCAAGTACATTGACCTAAGTTTGGGGTGAAGTCTATTGGCTTCTTTTTGATTCCTTTTGACTCATAATATTCACCCATCTCCTCAACAGTGGCCCATCTTTTCCAATCAGAAGAGACAACAATTTCAGCACCAGTTTCTTCCAATATTTCATTTAGAATTTTGACAGCTTTCTTATTAAAATTATCAAATCTCATCTCAACAGGCATCTCTAAAATACCCTGACTCATCTTACGTCCAAACTCTTTTTGTTTCTTGTGTCTACCTCCCCATTCGGTGGATAAACATATCACCCCATCGTGATCTAAAAATATTACTTTCATATAATGTTATTAACCTATGCAAATATACGAAATATTTTTAATTATATTAATAGTTTTCGTTAATATATTCTATTTGTGGAGACCAAGTACCTTCAGATATTACCGTTGGTTTACTGTTCCTATCAATCATTACCCACTCCACATTAACAATACCCCAAGGTTCAAATTGTTCTAACACATCTGACAATGTGAAACATTTACAACTATAAATATCAAATTGAGCCATTGCCGGTTGTCCTTGGTCCCAAATATGTATTGATGAGTGTGATGTTGCAAGTGTTACTGTACCTGTTAATCCCTCATTACCCGGATAGTCCACGTAGACACTCGTTGGTCCACCTACTACTTCCATCTTAACTTTATGAACTAAATCAACAAACCATTTGTTGAGAACATCCACCTCTTTTGGTGGATTTGTAATCCAAATCTTCATTAGAAGATGTTGGTGATACGGTACGAATTCTTCCTGCATTAATGTATTTTTTACTATACATATATATGCTAAAATTGTGTTTTTTTAAGTTATTTAAAAAACGTTTTTATTTAGTAAATTTTTTAAAATTGTTCTTAAAACCCTTCTCATATACTTTTAATTCCTTCGTATCTAACCCATTGTATAAACCTGTTGACATGAATGCATGAATCTCATCATCAATAATTTTCTTATCATCAACATATCCCATCTTAATAAGTTTCTTTTTTAACTTCTCATAATGGGATGGTTTTATTTTATCAATTAGTCTATTAACTTCTTTCTTATAATCTTTATTTGTAAAGTATAAACCATGAGCAATCTCGTGATCCATAGTTTTTAAATCCTTACTACTTGCACCAATCAGATACCAATCACATCTTGTACCATCATTTTTATTTTGTGAGTCAATCGCACAATAAAAATAGATATCGTTCATGATTTCATCATACTCCGTGTCTTTACAGAAGATATGGTTAGCTCTCTGCATAATATTACTTGGGATATTATAACCAGACCAATCGTCAGGATATGTAAATGTTCTTTTCTTCCACGCCGTCTTATAGAACCTCATGTACTCCATCCAAGTGAACGGTTTACCTCTAAATTTTTTATATGGTGATTCGTAGAACTCTTGATATCGACAGAACAACATTGCCCTATCATAATCATCATCAACGGTCACACAATATATTCTTGGTTTTACTTCTTTAACTACACCTTTAACTAATGGGTGTTTAATCTTTTTCATTTGGTATATTTTTTATTTGCCTCAACATGTTTATTATACCGAACACTGATGTTGTCGCAACTAAAACAAACCCTAATATTACTATTATCATATACAACTTTTTAATATTTCTAAACATAGGTCCGCCGGTATCTTACTTCTTTCGTAAGCATTGGCTCGACCCTGTGTTCCTGTTCTACTACCTCTTGGCGCTGCAACGTGACAAGGATCTCCGTTCTTACACATTGGTTTTGGTGTCCACATAATACTGTTCGTCCATATGTCAGTTGGTTTCATTCTTTCATCACCATATTGACAATAGGTTACCGATTGTTTATTTAACCCTTTAACAACATCCAATTTACGTAGAACTCCTCTTGGGTTTTCCATGAACCAAAATGTTGGTTGGAAATGATTAATTATTTCTAATGTCTTCTTAACCAATTCAATACCTAACTTTGCAGTTTCTGTTTTAGGTACGTAAGCGCCTTTACCTCCAGACCAATGATGTCCGATTGCTGCAACACTAAATCCAGTACATGGAGGTGATGCCCAAATTATATCTGGTCGAAATGGAACTTTGGTAACATCAAAATCCAATATACTAATTGGGTAATGAATACCTTCAAACTCAATTAAATCGGATGAGAATACTTCCATCCCTAAACTCTCAGCAATCTTTCCAACGGAACGACTACCTGCAAATAATTCTAACACTTTCATTAACGTAAGTGTTTAAATTTGTTCGCAAGATTGTTGATGAAGTTCTCCTCTTCGATTGATAATAAATCTCTACACTTCGCTAATTTTTCAAGACCACTCCAAAATGTTTGGTCGTTAACGTTTGGTCTACGAACACCATTGTTTTTACTTGTTTTTTCTTCCGAAGGTTGGATGTATCCGTCTTCTTCTAAGATTTCAACTAATCTTTTTAATTCTGTGTTGCTACATGAGTCAACGAACTCACTTGGGTCGATGTCAACCTCGGTTGTAAATTCTGGCATAATATTATGTTTTATTGTTTAATAAAAATATACAAAAATTTTTTGAAATAAAAAAATTAAAGAGCGAAACTCTCACCACAACCACAAGTACGTGATGCGTTAGGATTTATGAATTGGAAACCTTTTCCGTTTAATCCATCTGAAAATTCTAATTCGGTACCAAAAAGATAAAGTAATGATTTATTGTCTATTAAAATTTGTACTCCCTTATCTTCTGAAATTGTGTCCGATGGTTGTTGTTCTGTATCAAATGAAAGGTCATATGACAACCCACTACATCCACCTCCTTTAACCGCCACTCTTACAAATGGGGTTTGGAATCCACTTTCTTCAATTAGTGACTTTAATTTTTTCGCCGCTGTTTCTGATACTGTTACCATTAAATGTGAGTTTCCCCAAAGACTAGTTGTTCTAATCCTTGTTTTTGTCTATAATCGTTTATTGCAGATTTAATTGCATCTTCCGCCAATACTGAACAGTGTATTTTTACTGGCGGTAAATTTAATTCCTCAACCAAATCCATATTATCAATGGTTACAGCTTCATCTAAACTCTTACCTTTTAACCATTCTGTTGCTACGGAAGAAGATGCTATTGCTGAACCACAACCAAAGGTTTTGAATTTGGCGTCGGTTATAATATTGTCAACCACCTCAATTTGTAATCTCATTACATCACCACACTCAGGAGCACCCACTAATCCCGTACCAACATTTGGTTTGGATTTGTCCAGTGTCCCCACATTTTTAGGGTTTGAGTAGTGGTCTAAGACCTTATCTGAATATGCCATAGTATTTGTTTATATGATAAATATCACTCAATAAGTTCGTCTGTGTTAATATTATGGTCATTTAAGATTTCATGTATCTTTTCATATACCAATTCCAAAGCATCATATTTGTCAATTTCTTTACCCTCCATTGACCATTCTAAACCTTTTTTGGTGTTATGTACAATGTCCCACAAAGCCATTGCCATATCTAAAGATTTAACCGCTCTTTTGTGTGCCATAACATCATCTGGATCACTCAAATCATATTCTAACGTCGCTTTCGCCATAAGTCACTTAATTTTTTAGTTGGTCGTTTAGTTCTATATCCACCATCTTCCATTTCTTCTAAAAGTGGTGCTCTCCAAATCTCATAAGCAATCCACAAACCTGTTACAATAAATGATAATGCAAAATACTTCATATGTTAATTTTTATTTTGTAAAATATTGTGTCTTCCAAAATTGCCACCATTTCTTTTTTTGAACTGGTTTACATTCTGAAAATGGATTGTTTCCAAATGAAACTGAGTTTGAGTATTTTGCTGTTAATACATTTAAAAATACCTCATGATATTTTTTTGGTATTTCATCAAAATCTGCACTGATGTTAACATTTAAATACTTTGGTCCATCTTCTGTATAAACCGTAAATTGTTCATTCATACTAATGATAGTACTAGCCTTAATATTCAAGTACTTTGTTCCACCTAAATTTAGGTCACCGCTAATGTGTTTTTTAAAATCCTCGTCCGACATTTTTATTCTGTTTCGTGGTGTAAATAATTTTCATATTCTAATTGTAGTTTTGGATGTTTACCAAAGAAAAAATCTCTAGTAAATTCATGTCTACCGTTTTCAACTTTTGAAATGAATAATTCATCATGTAGACTATCCGATAATGCTTTTTGGTTGGATAAACTATCCCTAGTTAACATTAATTGATTGGAAGTTTCGATGTAAACTCTATCCTTTTCAAAATATGCAAATATTACCATTAATAATCCCAATAGAGACATTGTAATTCCCGCTCTAAGTTTGGTTTCGGTTGTCATTAATCTAAGTTTTTGATATCAGATAATGTTTTTTCAACTTCTTGTTCCGATAGGTACCCAAGTACATCGTCTGTAATTGGAGTACTATATGTAATGTGACCATCTTTACCAAAGACAGCTAATTCATACAACCCATCTTTTCCACCATAGGTATGTGGTCCTTGTACAATACTAGCTCCGTATCCATTTGAGAATTGAACTATACACTGTTGCCCCATTCCCGCTGGATGTGGTTGGAAGTTCAGTTCTTTGAACACTACCGTGTTGAGGTTGTTTGTTGGTCTTTCTTTTGTTTTCATCTTTTAATTTTTTTACGAATGCTCGTGTTAAATAAAAATTCATAGTTAAAATATTTCTTCAGCAATACCTAGACCTTCAGCTAAAGCAAATAACAAAGCCGAACTTCTAAGATCACCATTAAATAAGAAATAACAAGCCACAAATCTGATAACGGATTTAATAAAACTTATCCAAAAGTGACTGTTTGTTTTTGATTCTTTCTGTTGCATAATCTAATATAGTTAATTTTTATGAGATTTCAAAACTTTTTGCGATTCAATATAATTGTCAATAAAATTGATTCGTTGACCAATCCAGTACATCACATTGACTGTCATAGAGTTACCAATTGCACCTTTAACACTTGAATATGATGGTTTCTTACCAGCAACTTCAAAGTCTAAGTAACCGTCTGGAAATCCTTGAAGTCTTTCCAATTCTCTTTCTGTGAAGGTTCTAATACTATCATTATCAATCCAATAGTTAGACGTGGAAACTTTACCAAATCCATCAACTAATGTTTGTGCATATGATTTGGTTACTGTACCTGCGAGTTTAATTTCTCCAAGAATATTTCTGGCGTACTCATCCCTCTTGATTCTATTCTTTTCTTTAACGCTTTCAAAACATCCTTCTTCAAATAGTACGGAGAATGGGACTTTCCAATTGTTTCCACGATATCCAACAATGAAGATTCTTTTGCGTCGTTGGGGAACTCCGAAGTATTGGCTGTCGAAAACCCTATAAGCGATGGAGTATTCTTCTCCTTGGACAATTCCTTGTTTGTCGAGGTCTTCCGCTTTGAAGTTAGTACCTGTGAAAGTGGAGATGATTTCACATAACGCCTTTTTGTGTTTGCTTTTAAAAACGCCTTCGACATTTTCCCAAATGAACCATCTTGGTCGTTTTTCTTTAAGAATTCTTCCATACTCAAGGGAGAGTTGACCACGGACATCATCCATTCCTTTGTTGAGTCCAGCATCGGAAAAAGATTGACAAGGCGTTCCTCCGACCAATAGGTCGAAGCTGATGTTTCTGTAACTTTCATGTTCGTTTAATTTTGTTAAGTCTGAAAATAATGGGGTTGTTGGATAGTGATGTGATAATACTTTTTGTGGAAAGGATGCGAAGTCACATAAACCTTCACATTTCCAATTTAATGGGGACCAAGCCACGGTTGCGGCTTCAATTCCACTACATACTGAGAAATATTTCATAACTGTTTTGTTTAATGATGAAACAAAGTTATGTATATTTTATGAAATACAAAAAAAAATTTAGAATATTTTTTAAATTATTCTTAAGATATTGAAAATGAATTAGTTAGGAAGTCATATTTTTCTTTTTTCCACTCAAGATATGTGTATTTTTTAAACCTTTGAGTTAATATGTCAATCGCATCATTAAACATTTCCAAAGTCGGGGTATTGGCTTTACCATATGATTGTACCAAACCTCCTTTACGATACTGTAAATTTATTCTTTTTCTTTTACATTGTAACCCAACATAAATGTATATTGATCCGTGGAGAAACTGTTTAGACATACAGTTTTTCATGTTAAATCCCTCAACCCTAAAATCCTCTTCAGTTACCAATACTTTTGGTTTAAACGATTCCCCATCAATTAAAATATCTTCTTCAATCTCATCTAAAAATTCTTTAGGTAAATCATATCTAACTTTATAACCTCGAGCAAAATGAAATTTTATACCAGACCATGTCTCCAATAGGTTATCAAATTCATTATCGTTTTTTGCTTTAAATTTTAAATCAACTCCTCTTACCTCAAGTAATTCTCTAATTGATAATAACTTATTAACTAAATAAACTAACGAATCTGTTTTTAATGAATCACTTTCCCATTTATTGATGATGTTAACCATACAATTTTTTTCACTGTCATTCTTTAATTGATGTAACTTATTATTTGGTGCGTAATCAAAACAATGCTTCTCCCAATTAATTTTCTTTAAATAATCAAGATAGTTGTCACCAAATAATTTACAAATATAATTTAACGAATTTAATTTAATACTTCTATTAGAATGATGTTTGTTTAATTCACCTATTAGATATTTCGATTTGATACCATAATTGTCTAATACTGATGGTAAGAATTTATAATCGTTTTTCTCCAACCATTTCTTTTTAGGATAATCGTGTTGAATGTCATAATAGACACTGTTGTGTCCTTTGATACCCTTCATTTCCAAATGAAAATCAACAATCATATCATAAAGAAAGTTAACCTCAAACTCGCCCTTTGTAATTTTAGAAACAATAAATTCAGATTTGAATTTATCTTTTATAAGACCGCATATTAAATCTAATATTTTAGAGGTCGCTCTTGAATATTTCACACCCCAAAAACCAATTCTCTTTTCTCCCCTTTCAAATCCATTCTCAGTTAAGTCCAACAATAAACTAAAATTGTTCTTTTTCTGTTTGGTTGTGGATTTAAACATTTTCATATCCGTTAAACCATCATTGATGATTTTATATGTAATGTGAATGTCACCAGTTTTTTTATTTAAAATCAATTCATGTTCAAAAAGAACCTTTTTATTTCTACCATATCGTTGGTAATCAAAATCAAATGTCGACTTGTAAATAATATTAACATCATCGTTGAATAATTTTAAATCACACGTAGACAACGACTTACTTTTCTTATCCTTCTTCTCTTGATTGTGTATAAATAATAAATCCATATACAAAATATATATGGATTTATTTGAATTGTGTAGTTAAAATGGGATTGGTCTTCTTACCTCTTCTTGAATCAATTCGTCGATTCTTCTTGGTTCTCTATGTTCGGACATCACCTCAATACCGTTTATTTTAATAGGTACTTTTTTCTTATCTAATGAATGTAGAATACCCATCCTCGCATAGATTTTAGTTTTTTCCTTTAACTTATCAATCGCCATTTCAATATCTGCGGGTGGTTGGTTATTACAAAAATGTCTAGCTTGGATTAAGGTACCAGTTTGACAATCAAATTCACAGGTAACTCTATCTTGTTTATTTTCAGTTCTTATGGAAATAATTATCGATTTTTCTTTATCAGAATACGATGCCACACAATGATGCATAAACCTACCTTCCTCATCGTATTCCTCCTCACGTTTTAATATGTGTGGGTAGAATGTAATGTCCCCAAATTTATCATCACCTAAATTTATTTTTAAATCAATAGGTGATTCAACATCCGATACCATTTTATCTGCAAATTGATATTCAACTTCCCAACCCTTTTTAATTAATTTCATCATCTTGGATACCTCATGATGCTCATCGTTAAACTCATTAATGTGTTTTGATTTTAAATGTAAATCAGGTACGTATTCACGTAATTTTCCAATCATTCTAAAATGATCATGTAAATCACCAATAAATCTCTCATTAATAATGGTTTCCTTTTCACTGGTTAATCTTACATATCCTTTATTTTCTATTTTTAAACTATTAATAATCTTCACAATATTTTCTTTTTCAATATTGGTTATTAAAAATTTTTCTTTTTTAAATTCTTTCTCAAAGTTAAATTTAGAAACCCCAAAATTATTTGAATTCTCATATCTTGAATTCAAAAAATGAATAGGGTCAATACTACCAATATATTTTGAATAGTTGTCACCAAAATAATAACATAATCTAGCTAATGACTGTATATCTATTTTACTATTTTCATGCATTATTTTAATTGTGATTTTAGACTTAATCCCGAACATATCTAAAATGGATGCTATAAGTTTTCTATCGTTTTTCTTTAGAAACTTTTCCGTTGGGTAAAATATCTTAATCCAATAACTGTAATCATTACAAATTTTAATATTTTTTAATTCAACAAAACGTTCTAACATTAATTGTGCAAACCATATTCCGTTGAATGTTATGTTTTGTTGATTTAAATTGAAAACGTCATTTAAAACTGACACAAATTTTTTATTATCGAACGTTTGATTGTGTTCATCCAAAAGAACCGAATCCTTATCCAATGGTTTACGCATCTCAATAATTCCACCATCCCTAAATGATTGTTCTAAATAGTTGAAGTTGTTGGTCCTAAAAGTTTTGGTGGTTTTTTTACCAACCTTAGTCATATTAAGTGTTGTGAAATTACCTGTAATTAAATTAAAGGTAACCGAAGTAACACTCATTGATTTTTTAAAATAGATACTGTTAAATTGTCTGTGTTTGTGTTGACGATAGATTTTAATGGTAACTTTATCTCCATGTCGTCTGATAGAACGTTCGATTGCATTTACCGTAATCTCACTAAATGGATTACCGTAATGTCTTTTAATATGTCTATCGTTTCTCGTTTCGAAATTGTAGATGGCATAATTCATATTGACTCTTTCACCAATCTCAGAATCACCATAAAAATATCTCGTCCTTCTTTTATCTATCTGTTTATGAAAATCGACCATTCGACCAACTTTAGGTCTTCTTAGTTCTCCAAAAAGAATAGTGAGTTTCTTTGTTGGGGTGGTTTCTCGGGTTAAGTCCTCCTCATCTTCAAAAAAATCCAAATCTCCATTAAAATTAATAGTTTCCTTCTTATCCCCAATTTTACAGTAATCTTTAAAAAGGGTAATTGTGGCGTAGTTGAATTTTTGAGTTATTACGTCTTCCATTGTTTAATAGTTTATGGGACAAATATACAAAAAATATTTATGAAATACTTATTAATATAAAATATATATTATGGCAAAAGCGAAAGGAAGTTCTTCAGCAATGAAGGTGTCATTTGGTAAAAAGACTACAGGTAAAGCTCGTAAATCTTACGGTCCTAAGGACCAAAAACCGAAGAAATATAGGGGTCAAGGTCGTTAATTTAAACGTCCTGCTCCCTTATATGCACGAAGGTAACGGGGTTCGAATAAGCCACTTATTTTGACCCCTTCTTTTTTATTTGCCGCGTGTGCAAACGTATCATTACCAAGATATAACCCACAATGCCAACCACTTGGACTTTGAGTACTTCTGAAAAATACTATGTCCCCAACCTTTAGACTGTCTTTTTTTACCCTATAGGTTTGTTTCCATTGTTCAGCACAATTATTACCCAATTTCCTACCATACACCTCCCAATAAAGTTTTTTGGTAAATTGGGAACAATCAATACCTCTTTTAGTGCTACCACCCAAACGATACTTAACACCGTACCATTCCATAACAAATGACCCTAATGGTTTTAAATTTGGTGTTTCATTCTTTAAGTATTGGACGTAATCTGAAAATTGATTTTGTGAATAAAGTGATGTTATTGACATCGTCGTCAATAAAATAACGAGTATTAATTTTTCTTTCATGTTTTTATAATGTTAATTGTAATTCCTGCAGAACCTGCACTTACTTTGTAAGTGTTCTGCCGGTTATCGTTTATCCACCCATACTTGTTGAATCTAAATATGATTACTAACTTACCTTCAAAAACAGCATAAATTGCATTATCCGCATAATCAATTGATGGATGTATAATATGTCCTAATTTCCAGGACTCTCTAAATTCCTCTTCTAATTCGTCAGGAGTAATATGAATAAACATACTAGTTTGATAGTGTTGCTTTTATAGATGGATGTGATTCATATCCATTAATTATAAATTGGTTAGGTTGTAAATTGTTTATAAACACATCAAATGTATCTTTATGGTGTTCAAAATGTACCAATACTAATGGACTAAAATTTAGTGTGGGTAAGTTTTTAAACGGTTCTCTATTGAGTTGTTCTTTTGCTTGTTCAATGTGATTTGAATATAAATGAACATCACCTAAATTACCTATTAAATCTTCTGGTACCATATTAACTTCTTTGGCAAGAATCTCTAATAACAAACCATATGATGCAATGTTAAACGGTAATCCTAAAAATGTATCAACAGATCTTTGGTTCCACATTAAAGAGATTGCGCGTTTAGGTATTTTATATGATTCTAACTCTTCACTCAATCCGCCACCGAATGGAACTATATCGTCAACCATTGATTTAAATCTTTCTTCACCAACTTTCTTTTTTAATAAATCCCATCTCTCTTCTCCGGTTAATAATCTTGTATAAACTTGGAACCCATAATGACAAGGCGGTAAAACCATATGGTCTAACTCACCTACATTCCAAGCGCTAACCATTAATCTTCTACTATCCGGATTTGTTTTAAGTTCGTTGATTAGGTTTTGAATTTGATCTATTGGTTCATATCCATTCCAAATATCCCACTGTCTCCATTGTCTACCATAGATAGGACCCAACTCACCCCAAATCTTTGCGAACTCATTATCAGTTTTAATTCTTTCAATAAATTGTTTTATTGGTAGCGGTTCGTCTAAATCCCAATTCCAAACTCTTTCATATCTTTTATAGGCATCTCCATTCCAAATGTTACAACCGTTTTCAACAAGGTACTTGATGTTGGTGTCACCACGAAGGAACCATAATAACTCAGTGACCATCGTATTCCAAGCCATCTTCTTTGTGGTTAACAAAGGAAATCCTTGTGACATCTTATGTTTAATCTGTCTACCGAATACCGATATGGTACCTGTACCAGTTCTGTCCGTTTTTACGACTCCATTATCTAAAATATCTTCTAATAAATCTTGATATCTTTTATCTAATCTATTCATACTTACCATTTCGTGGTTTTTAATCTTTTTATATTTTCTCTTTCTACTTCGTGAGAGTAATTTTCTTTGTATCCAATTATTCTATGAAATTCTTTATACGATTCGGTGTGATAATTTTTCAAATGTTCTAAACCTATTTCATATTCAAATAGAATTTGTTCGTATCTTTTCTCTTTATTATCCCAACCATCTTGTTCATTTTCAAAATCAATTTGTAATTGATTAATAACATTTTGTAAAGAATCTTCTTTACATACACCAATTGGTGGTGGTACCATATCATGTGGTTTTCTAATCGCAATTATTGTTAACAAGACAATAATAACCATCCCACCAAAAACTCTAATCAAAAAATCTTTTTTATTTACCATATTATTCATGTCTTTGTATTTGTACACCAATCATATAAGTCAACCATCTTACGGTTAACCCCCAAGATGGTGTATAAACACCCGTCTCAACAAATGTTTGTTTATTATAAAAAAATACAATCGTTGGTATTAAAAACCAATGATGTTTCTTATTATAAATGAAAAAATCTTTATAATATTTCTTTTTCATTTTTTTTAAAGAATGGTTTAAACTTATCTTTTATTTTTTCGTAATGAACCATTGCAAACCATTTCCCAATAATACTTCCAGCAATATAAAATACAACTCCTAAGTAATCTCCCTTGAATAGTCCGTCCAATGAGTAGTATGTTGCACCCAATGATACAAGACTTATCCAAAAACTATTGACCAATAAACTTTTAATGTTGTTTTCATACGTAAACTTTATCTCCATTACTTTGAAGATATTAAACATAATTTGAAACACTAAAATTAATAAATAATTACTCATTATAATCTCCTGTTGTCCTTCTTAATAACCTATCAACCTCGTCTTCTTTTTCTTTAAGTTCAACAATTCTCATGTAATAACCTTTCTTGTCTGCTTCAGGTTTTTCTACTTTAACATTTTTATCAAACCATTTACTAAACCAAGTTCCTTTGTACACAAGTACTTGACATCTTTCATCAAACTCATTGGCATCATCCTGTTCTAATAAACCTTCCTTAACTAATTTGTTTAATACAATTTCTTTTACCTTTTGGTAATTAGACATGTCTTGTTCCAATTCTAATAATTGTTGATCCATGTTATTTCTTTTTATTTTTTATAATATCATATGTTATCCATATTGAACATATCATTATAATGAAAACATATAATATTGTTTGTTTAATGTACATTATTCTTCTTCAATTTCTCCATCAAAACGGTACTCGACCTCATCTCTATATGATGTAACATCTTGTTGGTGGTCTACATCATCACATTCGTCCCAAGGACAATCTTCAACTTTTTGTAATGCTTCTTCTGCGGTTTCAGCCTCAACGTGAAGGGTCCAAGCCTCTTCCACATATCGTTCGGCAATAATAATAAATTTTGGCATATTATATTTGTTTAAATTGATTCGTAATCTATTTCACCATATTGGTCAAAGTCATCATTCTCATCATGTCCCTCACCCTCTTGTGCTTTTCTGTATGCCTCACAAGTACTTCTCGCCATGACTGTGTGTGTCCACGATTGTACACATTCTCTTGAACATTGGATTGTGTACTCTTGTTCTTCGTTATCTTCCCAACCTTCTTCTTCCTCACACTCCTCAGTATCAATACTTACCGATACATTCTCTCTACTCATTTTATCACATTCTTCAATGATGTCGTTTCTGAATGATTTAAGTTGTTTTAAGGAATTGAAATCAAAACTAAAACTTCCTAAATCTGAATTAAGAGTAATTGATATGTGTTCGGAATCACTTTCTTTATATTGATTTTCCTTTACATAACTAACACTATAATTGTCACAATCCCCAAAGTCAACAAACGATTCACTGGGATAAAGACCTAACCAATAACCATCGGTATTTTCTTCTCTCATTTGTTTGTATTCTTTCTCTAATGATTGCAATTCTTTAATTGTGTTGGAGTATCTTTTCTCAAAGTCTTTCTCCCATTTTTTAGTACGTTTTGGCATATTATTTCTTTTTAGGTTTTCTAAAATAATCTAACACTAAATTAAATGATCCCAGTGATATAGTACCCCATCCAAAGTACTTTACTAATTCAGGGTCGGCACCTTTAAGGCCGTACTTCTGAACTAATATCCCCGTTAGTATCATCATTATGTAAATGATTTCTTTAATCTTTATTTTCATTTTCTTTTAATTTAGTTAAACATTTATATAACGTATTGGCTTCCATTAAGTTAAACATACGATTTTGATTACAGAAGTCCAAAGCCTTTCCTACAATTGTCAAGGCGGACTCTTTATCGATATTCAACACAAATTGATCGAATTCCTCTATGTTTTCAAACTCAATTAAACCTCCGAATATTCTTTCCATATCCAAATATAATAAATTATTTTAAAAAAACCAAATAATTATAGTTATGTCAGTTCATATTAATAACAAAACCTTTTCAGCCGAGTACCTATCAACTCCAAATGAAATACAAAAAGGGATGATGGGTAGAAATTCATTGGATGGTTGTATGGTATTCAAAATGGGTAAGGGTCATCATTCATTTTGGATGAAGAACTGTCTTATCCCACTTGACATCGTATTCGTTTTAAATAATCGTATCAATCGTATCCACTCCAATTGTCCTGTTGAGGATTCACATAGAATGACTCTACCTCGTTACACTGGTATTGGTGACCACGTGATAGAGTTTCCCGCAGGAACTACAGAGGGTTGGAGGGTTGGAGATCGTGTTGCAATGTATCTAGGGTCTCCTCAGAATCCTGTTCGATAGGACTATCGTACTTCACTCTTGGTTTAACCTTCTCAAACACCCAAAAATAACTATGGTACTTACGAGCGTGTTCTTGTTTAGTCCATTTAGTTCCAAAACTATTGATACGAACATTTGATGTTAGGATAAATAAATCTCTTGGGTAGAACCCTAACTCTTGTGCCATATTCATAACCATAACGTGAGAGAAGTGGTTCTTACCTCCAGATACTGTATCTTGACATTTAAAGACCACATAACCACCTTTCTCACAAACTCGGTACAATTCCTTCAGCGTGTTATAATAATGGTTTTTTAGGTGGTTATACGACTCATAACCCTCAAATCTCTTAGCAATGATTGAACTCCCATCTTTATTATCACGATATGACTTACCAGCTATAACAAATGGAGGATCAAACATTATACTTTTCATTGACCCATCCTCAAATGATAAGTTTTCTGAACTACACTCAACCACCGTATCATTATAAGGATATAAATCTGATTTGTTAGTGGGTTCTGGTAAATCCTTCCAAAATGCACCTTTAGAATAGGTACAATCTAAATCAAATCTTTCAATGTTGTAAAGAAACATGATGCTCTTTATGGCCTCGTAGTTAGAGGTGTAGACACTTTTTACGGGTTTAAAATCTTTTTCCATTTGTTTTTTAATATTTTTTTTGTATACTTTAGTAAAATATAGGAAATAAAAAACAATAAACCAAAATATTTATAAAAAAAAGAAATACCATGGGATGCGGATGTAAAAAAAATAATTCTAACTCACAACCTGTTCAACCAACGAACATAACATTAACTGAAACAGGAACACCTGTCGTTACACAACCGGCACCTGCACCAACAACCAATCAGACGGATGTTGATGCGGTTATTAATCGTTTAAATAATCAATAATATCGTTTATACTAACGATTAAATGGAATATCGTCTTAATTGACGATATTTTTTAGTCATTTAAGTATATATTAATATATATAAAACAATATGAAAGCAGACACAAAATTAACTAGTGTTAACATTTTAGATGATGTTTACAGGAGGTTTAAAATTAAATCAATTGAAGGTTCGATGAACCTACAAAAATTAGTAAATCGTTCATTAGATTTATATTCTAAAGATGAAAACTTTAGAAACACAATAAATAACCACAATGGTTTAGCAACAACAGGATCTAAATTTTAATATGAAGAAAAAAATACTTTTACTATCTGACGATTTAAGAATGACAAGTGGTATTGCTACAATGTCAAAAGAAATTGTGATGGGTACAATTCACAAATACGATTGGGTGCAATTAGGTGCGGCAATTAAACATCCTGAATTTGGTAAAGTTGTTGATGTTAATGATGATATTAGAACAAGGACTGGTGTTAAGGATGCTAATTTAAAAATTATTCCTTACAATGGTTATGGTGATATTGCAATTCTTCGTAAATTAATCAATGATGAAAAACCAGATGCTATTTTACATTTTACAGATCCCCACTATTGGCAGTGGTTATATGATGCTGAACATGAAATAAGACAACACACCCCAATATTATTTTATCATATATGGGATGACTTACCCGACCCACAATACAATAGAGACTTTTACGAGTCTTGTGATTGGTTAGGTTGCATATCTAAGCAAACATATGGTATTGTTCATCGTGTCGGTAAAAGAACAGATAAAGTAACATTCAAACCATTGGAAGATTGGCAAATTAGTTACGTCCCTCACGGTATTAATCCGGATTTATTTAAACCATTAGATAGAATATCGGATGATGTTAATAATTTAATTTATGGCGATAAGAAATATGATTTCGTTTTATTTTACAATAACAGAAACATTCGTAGAAAACAACCAAGTGATGTAATTTATTCATTTAGATTATTCTGTGATATGTTACCAAAAGAAAAAGCGGAGAAGTGTTTACTATTGATGCACACAAATCCTGTTGATGAGAATGGTACTGATTTACCTGCGGTGGTTGATGCAATATGTTCAGACTATGATGTTAAGTTTACTAACTTAAAATTAGAACAAGATAAATTAAATGAAATTTATAACGGTGTTGATTGTACAATTAACATTGCAAACAATGAAGGATTTGGGTTGACTACGGCTGAGAGTTTAATGGCTGGTGTACCAATCATTGTTAATGTTACTGGTGGTTTACAAGACCAATGTGGATTTGATTTTACCGAAGACAACTATATCGAAGTTGGTACACTTCATAATAAAGAAAAACATTCTAAAATAAATCATGGTGAGTGGGTTGAGCCAGTGTGGTCATCGGCAATCAATTTAAATGGTTCTGTACCAACACCGTATATCTTTGATGATAGAGTTAATGACAACGATGTTGCAGATGCAATTATGAAGATGTATAAGATGGGTAAAAAGAAAAGAAAAGAGAAGGGATTAAAAGGTAGAGAGTTTATGTTAAACAACTTATCAAATAAAATAATGTGTGATAAAATGATTCAGGGGATTGAACAAACCTTAGAGAATTTTAAACCGAGAGAGAAATTTAATTTATACAAGATTATATAATATGAGCAAACCATTTTTATTATTTAGAGGACCAGTTAAAACAAGAAGCGGATACGGTGCACACTCAAGAGATTTATTACAAGCACTTTATGAAATGGATATGTTTGAAATTAAGATTGATAGTTGTATGTGGGGTTCTACTCCAATGACAGCATTAGAAGATAATTTATTTCACAAATGGATTGAGTCTAATATTATTGGTCAATTAGAAAAAACTCCTGACATATATGTTCAAGTGACAGTACCAAATGAATTTCAAAGAGTTGGTAAATTTAACATCGGTGTAACTGCTGGTATTGAAACAACAATAGCACCTAAAGATTGGGTGGATGGTTGTAACAGAATGGATTTAATCATTGCAACTTCAACATTCTCAAAAGATGTTTTATTGCAGACAGTTTACAATGAAACGGAAAAGAATACTGGTAAATTAATTACACAACATAAAATCAATAAACAAATTGAAGTTTTGTTTGAGGGTGTTGACACATCAATATATAACAATGTTTATAACAATATCAATATTGATATTAAAGAAGACTTTGCATATTTGTTTGTTGGTCATTGGTTAAAGGGTGACACGGGTCAGGACAGAAAAGATGTTGGTATGTTGATTAGATGTTTTGCAGATGCGTTTAAGGGTGTTGGGGATAGACCAGGACTTGTTCTTAAAACATCGTCTGCAACTTTCTCAATAAAAGAAAGAGAATCATTCAGAAAAAAGATTGAGGGTTTGGTAAAGGACATTGAAAATCCACCATCAATTTATTTGTTGTTTGGTGATTTAACAAATGAGGAAATGAATAATTTATATAACCATCCTAAGATTAAATCTATGGTTACCATAACCAAAGGTGAAGGATTTGGTAGACCTTTATTAGAATTTACAATGACGGGTAAACCTGTTATCGCTTCTAACTGGTCAGGTCACAAAGATTTTTTACCTATGGATAAAGCAATTATGATTGGAGGTAAACTAACTGAGGTTCATGATAGTGCAGTTGATACATTTATTTTAAAAGATTCAAAGTGGTTCACCGCAAATTATGGTGAAGTTGTTGAGGTTTTTAAATTGGTTTACAAAGACTATAATAAATTTTTAGAAAAGTCGGAATTACTTAGAGTGGAAAATCTTGAGAGATTCTCAATGGAAAAAATGAAAGATAAGTTTAAAAATATTATATCACCGTTCTCATCACAACCCAAGGAACAAAAACTAATTTTACCTAAATTAACAAAAATTAAATAATATGGCAAGAGGTAGAAAAAAAATAAAGGATGAATTATTACAATCGGTTATTGATAAATTAACAATCGACGATACTCCAAAAATTGAAACATACATGCCGTGTGAATGGGTGATTCAATTTGATAATGACGAACCTCAATTATTTACAACCGCAGATGAAACTGTAGAATCACCAGAAGTTATTATTAGAATACAAAATACTAACGAAGGTTATATTAAGTTTACGGACCCAACATCAGGTAAAACTTTTAAATTATTTGCAAGACCAAAAAAATAGTAATGAACTTTAAATTTTTTCAAAAAGAAGAATTAAAACATAATAATTTTATTGTGTTAGAACCTACAAGATTTATACCTGAGAATGTTGAGTTTTGTTTTCAATTCGGTAATGAGGAACCGGTTGTATTTGCAACTGGTCCTAATGAATGTAGTATTCGTTTAAGTCCGACAACCAATGCCAACATGACGTTCAATGATAACGATAGAGTTTTTAAATTATTTGCAAGAGAAAGACAAAATGGTTAAAAATTTTAAATTTTTTCATGGGGTTATTAGGAGTACTTTAACTGCAACATGGACTCATCAAGAGGAGGAGTTGTTTGGTATCGACGCAGAAAGAGAATTAACAAGATTGATGTCTAATGAAATTTCTAGAACAATTGATGATGAAATAGTTGAGGAATTAACAAGAAGAATTAATGGTGGGAATCCATCAATATTTGAGGGGCCGATTATCGGTTTTAATAATAATGTAGCATGAGATGTGAAATACATAGTTGGAACACGGAAGATAGGGAGTGGTGTTGGAAATGTGAAGAATTAACATTAAAAGAAAATAAACAAAAATATGAAGATAAGTTTTGCAATAACAGTTTGCAACGAGTTGGAGGAAATCAAGAGATTGCTTCCGTTCTTATTGAAACACAAAAGAGCTCAAGACGAGATTGTGATTCTATATGATGAGAAGAATGGTAACAAAGAGATATTAGATTTCCTATTACCATACAATAAACTCCCCAACGTTCAAACGTGGAGATGTTTTGATTGGAATGATAACTTTGCGGAATGGAAAAACATTCTTAATGATTATTGTAAGGGTGATTATATCTATCAAATCGATGCTGATGAAATGATTAGTCAATACATGGTTGAGAACTTATCTGATATATTGGAAATGAATCCAGATGTGGATTTAATATTTGTTCCGAGAATTAACACTGTTGATGGATTAACTGAGGAACATATTAAAAAATGGGGTTGGCGTGTAAACGAAAATGGTTGGGTTAACTTTCCCGACACACAAGGAAGAATATATAAAAAGGGTATGAGTTGGTACGGTAAAGTACATGAGAGGATTTTTGGTGGACAAAAGTTTTCATCCCTACCTACTGACGATGACGATTATTGTATTCAACATCATAAGACCATAGAACGTCAAGAAAAACAAAACAATTATTACGGATCAATATGACATATCAATATCCAGAACATTTTAAATATCCTAATGAGAGGGTATTCTTTAAAGACCATATAGATTTATGGGAGGGCTTTTTAGGTCAATTAAAAAACAAACCAAACATTACTTTAGAAATTGGTGCGTTGTATGGTGGATCATCTGTTTATATCTTAGAAGAATATTGTAAGTTAGAAGGTTCTCATCATTACATTATGGATATCAATACAAATGAATTTATCGAGAATAATATTGAACCTTACACAGGTAAGGTAAGTTACTTACTTGGTGAGTCCGCTGATGCTTTTAAGGTGTTGGAACACAATGGATTAAATAAGGAATTCTTAGATTTAGTTTACATAGATGGTAATCATATGTCCAAATACGTTTTAGAAGATGCGGTAAACGCTTTCTATTGTTTAAAAGATGGTGGGTACCTTGTGTTCGATGATTACGGTGGGGGTTGGGAACAGGCTAAACATATGCAAGTAAGGACCGCCGCAGAATCCTTTATGGATTCGTATGAACATCATTTTAAGGTTTTACACAAGGGATATCAACTAGTTCTACAAAAAACAAACTATATTAACATAACAGAGTTTAAGGAAAATTATTATAAAACATTATAAATTGTCAAAAAAATTAACTATATTATAAAAAAAAACACAATGAAAAAAGAGATACCATTATTTAAGGTTTTTATGGCAGATACTGCTGCAGATAAAGTCGCAAAAGTATTAAATAGCGGGTTTATAGGACAAGGACCTGTTGTTGATGAATTTGAAAGTACACTAACTCAATATTTTCAACATCCATATATTTCAACATTAAACGCAGCAACATCTGCTGAACACTTAGCATTACATTTAATTAAAAAACCATTTAGATTCACGAAGGCGGATGGGTATGGTGTAAGAGATAATGTATGGGATGGTATGAAAGATGGTGATGAGGTTTTAACAACCGCATTAACATGTACAGCAACCAATTGGCCAATATTAGCTAACAATTTCAAAATCAAATGGGTTGACATTGACCCTAAGAATTTGAATATGGATATGGATGATTTAGAAAGAAAGATTGGACCTAAAACAAGAGCAATTATGGTTGTACATTGGGGAGGGTATCCTGTTGATTTAGATAGACTTAGACAAATCCAAGAGAAATCATTACGTATGTATGGATTCAAACCTGCAGTAATTGAAGATTGTGCACATGCAATGGGTAGTAAGTACAAAGGTAAATTGATTGGTAGTCATGGTAATATTTGTACATTCTCTTTACAAGCAATTAAACACATCACATCAGTTGATGGTGGTTTATTGTTCTTACCACATGAAGAATTAAATAGACGAGCTCGTTTATTAAGATGGTACGGTATCGATAGAGATTCACCAAGAAAAGATTTTAGGTGTGAGGCTGACATTGAAGAGTGGGGTTTTAAGTTCCACATGAATGATGTCAACGCAGCAATTGGTTTGGAGAACTTTAAACATGTAGATGAGATTGTTGGTAAACACAAATCAAACGCAACATTCTATGATAAAGAATTAAAGAATGTTAAAGGTGTAACTTTATTAGAAAGAAACCCAGATATGGAAAGTGCATTTTGGATTTATTCATTATTGGTTGAAAGAAAGGGTGACTTCATGAAGTACATGAAGGAGTGTGGTATTGCAGTTTCTCAAGTTCACGAGAGAAATGATATTCATACTTGTGTAAAAGACTATCGTGCGATGTTACCTAACTTAGATAGAACTATCGGTAGTGTCATCTCAATTCCAATCGGTTGGTGGGTTACAGAAGAAGATAGAAAATATATAGTAGATTGTATTAAGAAAGGATGGTAATGGAAAAAATAGTTGATGATTCATTTTTAAAATCTGATGTAACGGAGTTTGCATTAGGTTATGATAAAGTTAAAAATCATACTTGGTATGATAACTTGAACTACATGGTTGATTTATCTAAAAAGTATTTCAATCAGGATGATTTCATTATGGATTATTCTTGCGGTACAGGTATTTTTTGTGAAAGGTTATTAAAATCTATGATTGATTGTCCGAGAATTTTGATGATGGACTCCTCACCAAAATATTTAAAACTATCTTATGATAAGTTCGGTAGAAATTATAAATTCTATTTTAGAGTAATCAACTATCTTAAAGATGAAGGTAGATTACAAACAATATCAGAGGTTTTAGGTAAAGAACATAAGGAACTATTAGATGGAATTGTTTGTACAAATGCAATTCACTTGTACCCTACAATAGATGATACAATTAAATCTTGGCATAACATATTAGTTAAAGGTGGTAAGTTATTAATTAATTCGGGTAACATATACAACCCATTAATGGGAGAGGAAACAAAGTTGATTGACCAAACGGTGAATGAGATTTCTAAATTATCATTTGACATTGTGAAAGACAATCCAAAGTATTCCAAATATGTTGATTTAATCGATAATTATAACTATATTAATAAACATAACGTACTTAGAGATAAATATTTTTTACCTATCCGACCAATTAATTTTTACACAGATGAATTAATTAAAAATGGATTTAAAATTGTAGAAGTTAAAACTATTGATGTTGATGCTAAAGTTGACGAATGGTTTGATTTTTTAAAAGTATATCACGAAGGTATTGTTGGTTGGATTGGTGGTTCTAAAAAAATCACGGGAGTCGAACCAGAGGAAGATGAGATTAATGATAGAATTGAGATTATAAAATTGGCTCTTACAAAAATGTTTAATAACCAAAACGATTTTAAAGCGTGTTGGAACTATATAATTTGTGAAAAAATATGAAATTAGGTTGGGACGAGGAGATTAAAAAAGAATTGGGGTATTGTGGTAACAATGTTGTGATTGGTCATAATGTTGTTTTCACTAATCCTAAAAACGTTTTCTTAGGTGATAACGTTAGAATAGATCCATTTTGTTTAATAACAACGGCATTGGAAGTTGGAAGTTACGCTCAGATATGTTCACACGCGGTATTAGGTGGAGGTAATCAACATAAAATCACTTTAGGTAAATGGAACTTCATAGGTTATGGTTCTAAACTATTCTGCGCATCGGAAGATTATAGTGGTGAGTTTGGACCAGTAAATGAGTATTGGGGTAACAATAAAATATTTAGAGGTGATATCACTTTTAAAGATTATTCAGGAATTGCATCTGATGTTATGGTTTTACCTGGAGTTACTTTTCCTGAAGGTTGTACTATTGGTGCTAAAAGTTTTGTGTATTCAAAATCGGAACTAAAGGAGTGGTCGGTTTATTTGGGTAACCCATTAACTTTCCACAAAGAAAGAAATAAAGATAATGTAATCACATTATCTAACGACTCAAATTTTATTAAAAGTAAATGAGAAATTTTAAACAAAATCATGAGGAAATGAATTGGCCATGGGTTGAATCCCCTTTCTTCAATGAACTATTAAAACATCAAGAATTAACTGATGAACAAAAGGAATTGGCAATAAAACTAAACAAGGATGGGTATGTTATTTTAGATTTAGGATTAACCGATGAACAGATTGAATCGTTTAAAACTGAAATTGATACTCTAAATGATAGGGATAATGTTGTTACTCAGGCCGACGGATATCATTATTCTAAAGGTAAAAGAATATTCGAAGGATGGAAAGATAGTGAGATGTTACAATCTCTTTCTTTAAATCCTGTGGTTATAGATACATTAAAGATGCTCTACAAAAGAGAACCGTACCCATTTCAAACAATTACTTTTAATTATGGTTCTAACCAACCATTACATAGTGATTTAATTCACTTTGACTCAATGCCTCACAGATGGTTAACAGCAGTGTGGGTTGCGTTAGAAGATATGACCGACCAAAATGGTTCATTAGTATATGTTCCAGGTTCTCATAAACTACCTATATTTGACTTCTACGACCTTAAAGTAAAAGTTCCTGAATATGGTAAGCAATTTGATAGTTACGCCGAATATGAGGAGTTTATTAGACAACTGGTGGACGTTCAAGAACTAGAAGTGAAACCACTTATTTGTAAGAAGGGTCAAGCATTTGTGTGGTCTGCTAATTTAATTCATGGAGGTGATATTATCAGAGACCCAAATAGTACTCGTTACTCACAAGTAACACATTACTACTATGATGATTGTGACGTTTATTATTCACCTATGTTCTCTGAATCATGGAAAGGGGATTTTAAAACAAAAGATTTATCAGGTAAAAATATTAGAGATTATAAACATAATAAATAATGAGTGTAAAGATTGTTGGGATTGGGGCGTATGTACCTGAAAAAGTATTAACAAATAAGGAGATTGAAAAAATGGTTGACACTGACGACCAATGGATTCAAGATAATTTAGGAATTAGACAAAGGAGAATTAGTAATGATAACCAATTAAGTTCTGACTTAGCTGTGAAATCAAGTATATCTGCAATTCATGATGCAAACTTAACTGTTAATGATATTGATTTTATCATTATGGCAACATCATCACCAGATAGAATTAGTCCATCGACTGCTTGTTTATTACAAGAAAAGATTGGTGCGTTTAATGCTGCCTGTGTTGATATTAATGCGGTTTGTCCAGGTTTCCTTTATGGGTTACAAATAGCAAAGGGGTTACTATCTATCGGTCAATACAAAAACATATTATTGGTTGCGTCAGAAACTTATTCTAAGTTAACTGATTGGTCAAGACGTGATTGTGTATTCTTTGGCGATGGTTCAGGTGCGGTTGTTCTACAAAGAGATGAATCAAACTATTGTGAAATTGATTTATACGCTGATGGTACAGGTAGAGAGGCTTTTACCGTTCATCATAATGAATATTTCTCAATGATAGGTAAAGAAATCTTTAAGGGTGGAACCACTAAGTTACCGTCATCTATACAATCTTTATTAGAAAGAACTGGTGTTGATAAAAACGATATCACTCACGTGGTTCCTCATCAACCAAGTATCAATATTTTAAAGAAGACTGCTGAGATATTAGATGTGGATTTTTCTAAATTCGCAACGTCAATGGGTGAATATGCAAACACAGCAGGTGCATCTATTCCTATTACACTTAACAAACTTTACGAACAGAATAAATTAAAGAAAAATGATTTATTACTCCTAACAACAATTGGTTCAGGATGGGTATGGGGTAGTGGATTAATTAAATGGGTAAAATAATGAAAAAAATATTATTGGTTGGTGGAACAGGAGGGTTAGGTAATCAATTAACTGAACACTTAAGTTTAAATTACACGTGTTTTTCGGTTGGTTCTAAAATGTTAGATGTAACTAACGAAGAACAAGTTAAAGAATTTCTTAATGAAACAGATTATGATATTATAATTTATCTTTCGGTAAAGAATATCGATGGATTGATTCATAAACAAACAAAGGAAACTACCGAATCTCAATTAAATGTAAACTTATTTGGGTTCTTAAATGTACTTCGTCATTCAACCAATAAACTTAGAGAAAAAGGTTTCGGTAGAATCATTTATATATCATCAGTACTATCCAAGAAACCTATTAGAGGTACTGGTCTATATTCTGCAAGTAAAGCATTCTGTGACAATCTTATTAAAACTTATTCTTTGGAGAATTCAAAGTATGGAATCACGTCTAACTCTATCCAATTAGGTTATTTTGAGGGTGGGTTAACGGATAAAGTTCCTGTAGATATTTTACAAAATGTAAAAAATAGTATATCTTTAAAGAGATTAGGTAAGGTGGAAGAAATGTCTAACTTAATCAAAACAATAATACATACCGAATATATAAACGGTACAAACATATCAATTACAGGTGGTTATGAAAATGAATAAATTTTTAATTATTTTGGCATATTATGAAAGGCCAACTATTGTACTAAACTCATTAAAATCTATTTTAGATATTTCATATCCTGAATTTGAAGTTCATTTTATTGATGATGGGTCAACAAAAAAAGGTGAACCGGTTGTAAGAGAAGTTTGTTCATCAATTATTGATAAGTTTACGTTTCATTATATTGATAATACTATTGAGCAGAAGAAAGAACAAGGAGGTAGTATACATGGAAAGTATCTAAATTTGGCAATTCATCAAAGTGATGCTGATCATGTAATAATTTTGTGTGATGATGATGCAATCTTCCCACATTTTTTAACAAGATTAAATGTTTTCTTAAATAAAGAAGAAAATATCGATAAGAAATATTTTTATCATAATATTGCATTATATAATAGTTTAATAGAACCATATACGACGGGTGTTGAAAGAAAAGATTTAAGTTATTTTACCAATCAATGGACAACACCAATACATTGTTCTAGTAGAGTTGATTCTTCCCAAGTAACGTATTCTAGAAGTGCATTTATTAATGATGGAATGTCATATCCTGCACCTCAGACATCTGGTTTAGATGCTGCAATTTATGATCAAATGTTTGAAAAATGGGGTCCGTGTAATTACAGTAGTTTAATATCACAAGTAAAATCAAATAATGAAGATAATTTAATATGGAAGGATAACACAGATAATATGTTTATAACTAAAGACATGAAATAATGAATATAACTTTTGTATTAGCGGTATATAATAAATTAGATTTAACAATAGAATGTTATAATCGTTTACGTGACATATATCCAAAGGCACCATTGGTAATTAGTAGTGGTGGTTCATATGATGGAACAAAGGAATGGTTGGAGTTGTTAGATGACCAATACCTATCTTTTATTCACGATGATGATAGATTAACATTTTCTGAAACATACAATGCCGCAATTAAACTTGTTGATACAGATAAACTTGTGTTGATTCATAATGATATGGTGATTGGTGAACAATTCTTGGAGAACTTAGATAGATTATTAGATGAGAATCCAAATACTTTATTATCATATACAACAATCGAACCTCCAATTTTTAGAGGACATCAAAGAGCCGGTAAAGTATTATTGGATTTAGGTTCTGGTTTTGAAAACTTTGACCAATATCATTTTAATGAATATGTAAATCAATGGAAAGATAGTAACAACCTTTACAATGGTGCGGTGTTCTTTATGTCTGGATTTAAAAAGATGTTTGATGACATCGGTGGTTTTGATGGATTTAGTTTTGTACCGGCCTTTTGTGAGGATGATGATTTTCTTATTCGTGCGAAACTAAAAGGTTATAATTTAAAAACTTGTGATTCTGCAATTGTATATCATTTTGTTTCGCAGACATCGAGATTTAGTGATGATTACAAAAAAGATAGAATGTTATATGAGGTATCATCCAATAGAAACTTTGTTAGAAAGTGGGGTGTACCTATTTCAGCATTTAATGAACTTAGATATTGGGAAGAGGATAAATTCACATATAAGACTTTTAATATGGGTTTAACCACTCGTAATAAAAATCGTTTTATGGAAGTGGAACCATTCTTTGACAAAATCGATTTAGGGGAGATTCCTGAGACTTATATTGAGAATGAACAAAAGAATACACGATACGATTTAAGGTCGAAATTTACCCTTACAGATACGGTTGACGTGATGATTACAGAAGTTGACCAGTTTACAGATGACGATATTAGAACTTTACATAAGATAAGATTATCAATACCCTACTACGAACCTGGTGAATATCAAATAGGTAATATGTTAATAGAAATAAAAAAGGAGCTTAATTAGCTCCTTCTTTTTTTACTTCTTTTTTAATCAATCTAAACAAGACTTGGTATTTGTCTTTTGACTTACCTGCCTCTTTTAAATCGTCCTTAGTTATTTCAGGATGTTCCAACTCGATTTCTTGATTTAAAAGTGTACCATACTCTTTATCAAATTCAAGGTATTGTGGATTAATAACAGATCCTGTCACATTACCCTCATCGTCTTTAACTTCATTTCTCATTTTAACCAGGATACCACCATTACCATCTTCTTCACCATATTTTTTGATTAACTCATCTCTCAAAACTTCAACTTTACTTCTCTCACCTTTAAGAACTGTTGAGAAATCACTTAATTCGTATTTTAGAATAATTGATAGGTTTTGTTTAGTAAATCCTTCGTAAACAATTTCACCCGTTTGTTGGTCAGTAAATCCGTTTATTTCACTTTCTAACTGTAGAACGTCACCTAATTTTAATGTAATTTTTTCCATATTTTTTAATTATCTTTTATAATATATATCTTATTTTTAAAAATGTAAAGATTAAATTATTGTCAATAAAGCGTAGGTAATCATAATAGATATCCATACAATTAACGCCTTCAAATAGGTCATAAACCCTGTGTGGAAATACTTCTGACCGATAGGTAAACACTTATGTGATGGTGAGATTAGATACGCCGAATACTCTAATGTGAAGAATAGAACGAAGTACTGCATACCAAACACACTTGTTAATAAACTAACAATACCCGCATATTTTGCAGATGAACCTAACAAGAATGATGCTAAGAATCCTAACACGGAGACAATCAATATATGTTCAGGTTTGTTATATTGTTTAATGTATTCTTCAATAACATTATAGTAGGAACCAACTAAGTTACCAAGAATGATTACTAAAGCAACAATCCAAATCAATTCCCAATTAATATAACCAATTAATTTATTCCAACTATTGGAATAATAAACAAGGTATAATGTGAATACTGCGAATGCACCAAAATAATAATTGGTAAAACAACTAATGACAATTGTACCCAAAAATGGTAGAACTACATTTTTGACGTTCTTCCAATTAATCGGGTCATCTTTAACTTCAATATCAATTTCATCATCATCCAAAGATAAAATATAATAACTAATGTAAAGTCCTGATATCAATAACAACGGCCAAATATATGACATGAATTGTAGGTAAGTTAAACCTAACACCGCCATTGGGATAATAACCGTCTTCTCCAACGGAGACCACAGGTAGTAATGGTGTGTAGCAAGGTAATCAATGATACCAAACTTCTTACGTTTCTTATTATCAATAGGTGCAATACTATTCAACATAGATGCCGATAGTGCAACACGACCGGGTATTGGTAAAATACCACCAAATAGTGATACTAAAAATACCACCATTCTTTTAGACTTAACTTTCTGTTCAAGTAGTCTGAAAATGTCCATAAGGTATCCTCTTTCTCTGAGGATACCTGTTACGAACATGATTAATATTAAGTAGACAAGAAACTCTTGTCCTTTGATTAAAATCTCCATGCGAATATAATTGTGGTTCTTGATTGTTTTGCGTCTTGATTAAGACCTGGCATGTGTTCAACATTCAAATACGCCTTGTTATTAAATCGATATTGAAGTAGTGGTCCAAGATACCATTCTTGTGAACCTCCATCGAAATCATTGTATCTAAACATATGTGACACACCTAAAGTTAAATCATTATTAATGATGTTAGCGTATGATGCGGTGTAAGCATATTCATCTTCACGAAGTTCTTTTGTTCTTGCTAAGTTAGCTTCGTAAATTGCATTGAATCCCCATATACCTCTTTCACCGACTCTATCTCCCAATAATAATTTAGGTTCGATACCCCAACGACCATCTAACATTTTGGTTTCCCAATATAATGTTGGGTTACCCCACAGTTTACCCCAATCTGCCAACGCATAACGGAATTCCCAAGAGAATCCTCTCCATTTGAATTCTTTGTCACCATTGTAACCATCATAAACCGTGTGTGAATACATGTCTAATTGAAGTCGTTTACCTAAACCAAATGTAAACTCATCTCTCATTCTGATTTGAGCTGGACCATTTCTTCTTTGTCTAATGTCAAACCACTTCTCGTACATTGCGGTACCTGGAGGGTTCATCACATAAACTCTTGTGGATGCAAACATTCTCATTGTTGTCCAAAGTGGTTGACCATAAGGACCAACTTTTGTCATCAATGGTACTTTCTTTGCTGTAACAACGATTTCTTGTAATTGATTAGGGACACTGTCCGTTTGAACTTTTAAGGATTGTTCGGAACCTTTCTGAATTGCACTACTACTGTATTGTCCAAATGACGCAGTTGTAATGAACAATGACACTAACATTAGCGATAGTGTTTGGATTGTTTTTCTCATCTGTTTTTTTGTTTAAGAAAAGTTTATTTGCGGGGAGGAAGAGATTCGGACTCTCGATTGAAGTTATAAAGTCCAATAGCAGCTTCGGAGGCTGTCGGTTTAAACCACTCACCCACCTCCCCTAACAATACTAATATAAACAAAAAATGTTACATAATCAACTATCTCTCAATTAAAAATATCCCTAACCCATTCCAAAAATCATTACTATCTTCGCCGGATGTATATAATTGTCTAGAGTGTTTTATAAATAAATTATTATCCTCGACAAATTTTTCAAATGCTCCACTATCCCAATTCCAATCATCCATAATAATAATTGTTTCCTCAGAAAAAATAGGTAACATATTTGTTAATGCAACATACTGATCATGGTATTTTGTTTCTCCATCATAGAATATGATATCCACATTTGGTAATGTTTTGAAATCGAAAGTTTGGTAATCTGTTTTATAAACTGATGTCTTATCCACATTACCAAACCTTTTGACATTACTTATAAATTCTTCTTGTGGTAATATATCAATATTATGTTTATAATAGTTGCCAATTTTTTGACTAACTCCTTTAGGTGTTAGATTGGGTGACATAAAGTTATCGACCCCAATTGAGTAGATGTCATTACCGTATATTGCGGAACAAAATGTTGCACCTCTAAACACACCGACTTCCAAATATGTTGCACCGTCAATGTTACAAATGTTGTTTAAAAAACTTCTAACTTTATTACTGGTTATTCCATGAATATCTAAAATATCTTGAGTTAGTTTTGATACCTCAAGTTTACCCCATTCAATAGATTCGTCAATGTGTTTAGTTAAGTCCATATGATTTCTTTTTGTGGTTGGCAACAATATCACAATAGTTACAATCCCAACATTGGAATTTACATTTCTTAATTTTATTTCTCCAACCTTTTAATTCCTCGTGCGGAACACCGTCAAGGTATAAATGAGAAGTCTCCGATAGTATGTCCATCCCTTTAACATATGAATCAACAATTTCCATTGTCTCTTTAAGACGATTGAAGCTATCTCTACCGTGCATCTTGAATACATCGATATATTCTAAGAACTCATCAAACTCTTCTTTAAATGGTGGTATTGTACCTGTCTTAAAGAAAAATGCATTGATATCTTTTTCCCATTTATGTTCACAAGTTACTTTGGATATCTCGTGATGAAAGTATGGTAATTCGTTATTTGTTCTTAAGTTATTATATGTGTAGTGTTCATCCATAACCGGACATCTACCTAAACATCCTTCATTGACTAGTAATGATATTTTAACATACTTACCTTTCTCTTCTTGATATTTTAATTGAGCTCTCTTAATGTTTTTTAATTCCTCAACATCTCTCATTAAAATTCTATCAAGATTGATGTAATCAAATCCTTGATCCGCGTTGTACCAAAAGTCTTGACCAGTTGCAACCTTTCTTAAAATAGTATTTTTGATTTCCATTTCAGGAAAGTGTTTCTTTAATCCCATTGCAACCCAGTGACCGTGTGGTATGGTGATGCATCTTAATCCCTTCTCGTATAAAGGTTTTAAATTATCAACAAACAATTTATAGTTCTGGTAATTTGGTGAGATATTAACATTGTTAAATGTTGCACTTATTTTTATACCTAACGCTTTTTGTATAATCATTGCGTTTTCAAACACAACATCTCTATCCTCTTCTCTAAACACCGCACCCATCGCATCTTGTGTAAATGGTGGTATTCTACATGTAAAATAAATGTCATAAATCCACTCTTTATTTCTTTCTAAGAATGGATAGAATTCATTCATGAACATATCCTCCGTTAACATCGGATTAAACGGTATTGAAAATATTTTCTTTGTCATTTGCTACCTTCCATACAACCTCCACATATTCCATTACATTCTGTTTTATAGAAAACACAATCTAAACAATCTTGTGGGATTGAGTAATTTTTATGATTATTGATATAAAGTTTATCAAACTCTTCTCTTAAACCTAATATACCATTTTTTCCTGATATTTCCAAAACATTATTGATTTTTACTTTATCTTCCAATGGGTAACAATGTATTGAACTCCCATCAGGGAAAATATCTAACGGCATGAAACCACATATTGTTTCATATTCAGGTAACTTAAATGTGGCGAAGTTTAGTGAGTTTTCCAATACGGATTTTTTAGTTTTACCCTCCCAAAGACATGGCGGTACCTGACAATCCGATGTTATTTTAATTTGATTATATAAACCAAATTTAAGGATTTTAGTCATCTCATTTCCCATCTCCTTATTATTGATTAGGTATGTACCGGTAAGGTCTAAACCTAATCTAATTGCGTTTATGTTACCGTCCAGTTCATGATATAACCATTTAACGTATTCGTAAAAATTTCTACTTTTCCAATCACTTGACATTGTTAGTGCCAAGTATAATCTTGGGTGTGACTCGAACCCCCACGTATTAGCGTATGCTTTGTATATTTCTAAATAATTCTTTTTGAAAATAACCATTCTGTTTTTCTCATTGAGTTCGGCCGCGTTTGGGAATACCCACCTAATGTTCTTAATATTTTCTATTATATATTCTCTAGTGGTTTTACCAAACAGAAAATTACTAACAAGATTTACTTTAAATCCTTTAGAAAATATATGGTTCAATACCCCAATAAAATTTGAATGTTGTGTTGGTTCACCACCGAGTATGGTAATTTCTTCATTGGAGTTACTTAGACGATAATGGTCGATAATTTTATCGACCATTTCTATATCCATTTCTCCTAACGTGTGTTTTAATCTTGCATCTTCTTTTGTAAAACAAAATGAACAACCTTTAGCACACGTTCCGTTTATTGCTAAATTCATTAAAAATTATTTAAAAATCCATTCTCAATGTGAGTGGTGTTGTTTCAATATTCTCGTCTTCTCTTTGTTGTTTACTTAATGCAATACCAAACTTCTCGTGTTTAAGTCTATGACAATCAGCAATAGTTAAACATGATTTGATTCTCTCTTCTAATAATTGTTGTTCTAATAATAAGTTAGCTAACTTTGTATTGTACGCGGTAACATTATTAATAATTTTTTGGACAAACGTTGCCTTATCAATATTTCTACCTGCACATAAAATGTCAATAATTGGTGTTTGGTAATCCTCATCGGCAGTCCAACCAAAAGCTTCTCTTTTCTGTTCTTCCCAAGTATCCTTTTCTAAAGTAGATGCATCAACCATTAACTCTTTATATCTTTCAGAGAATCTATCTGCAACAACTTTTTTCATTGCTACTTTATTAAATAATACAGCAGATAGTTTGTCATCCTCATTAAGAAAGTATTTTACTTTTTCTACTTCGGATTCACTAGATTCTGCCAACTGTGGAATCTCATCCATGATGTGTGAGTTTGTTCTAACACTAATATAATCTTTGTATATGTCAGCAAAAACAAATCCTTTAGCGACTTCTTCAGGAATGATTATTGCACCAAGTTTATTCAACTCAACTCTCATATCGTTGTATTCATCGGCTATCCTACCATAATTGTAGTTTAAATACATTCCAATTACTTGTATATAACCGGGAGTATTTCCTTGAGTTTTAAAAAGTATATGTGTCATTATAATAATTTTTCTGTTTCTATTTTATTTGGTTCTGTTAATTTTAATTGATTTTTTAATGAATCTTCAATTGAGAAATTATTTGTTGTTGCTTGTGTCATCAAATGATTAATATTTTTATCAATTGATATTGTATAAGATGATGCTAAAGATAATACTTGTTTTTGTTGTTCGGGGTCCATCATAAGAATTGAATCGAGATTACCCGTACCAATTCTACCATATGAAATCATATCAAGCATTGCTTGTTTAGCCATACGAATGGTCCAATATTCATGTTCAAATTTTTCTTCTAACTCAGGATTACCAAATACATCAATTAATTTTGTACCGTCAGAAAGTATCGCGTCTTCACTCTCTAAAAACTCTTTAATTAAATCGATAAATCCCTGTCTTTCTTTGTAAGCATCTTTTAAGTTTCTCTTAAACTTTCTTAAATCAACATGTTTATCTGCAATTGTTAAATCAACCATTTCTTTTCTTTTGGGGTCGGTAATAAATTCTTTACTCTCTTCATCCATTTGAATTTCAAGTTCTGCCTTTCTTACTGTATATTCAAGATGTTCTACCGCATCTTCTCTACCCCTTAACTCCAATAGCCATTGTTTTAATTTTGCATATGGAGTTATTTGCGCGCCACCTACGAAATTATATGCCTTATATTTTGGTAGTGCAAATGACATACTTTCGGATATTTGCATTAATTTTTCATCAAAAGGATTATTGATGAAATCTGACCTGTCATATTTGTAACCTTGTTCCATATTTGTTTTTTATTATAATATAAAGAAAATTTTTTAAAATGTCAACTATTATCTCCAACCACAATGTCCTGAAGAAGTTCCGGGATTTACTACCGGTGCCAATCCTGTAATCGAGTTTGATCCGGTATCTGTTGCATATACTAATTGCCAACTAGTGTTATTTTGTCCAGTACCGTCATAATTACCTAACATATATTGCCAATCTTGACCCATTGCAAAGTTTTCTTCTCCGCAGTTAGCGTGTGGTTTTGAGACATTACCAATATTTGTATCGGTAGCATTACTCCATCTTCTTAAGTTGTAACCTCCATTGTACGAACCTTCATTACCACAATAACCCTTACCCACTTTTGAGCTAATACCCTTTTGTTGTTGGTGTACTCCCCACTGTGTTGATGATGATGGTGTTTCGTTTGAAAAATTAAATTTGATAGCGGCACCACTTGTCCAAGCGTAACCAAAACTTTCGTCAAAAAATGCTGCTCCACCCGCACTATCATTTATTGATGATACACCAAATCCACTAATATAACTTTCATTTGATAAATTAAATTTTTCAATGGTTGCTGAACCTCCAGAAATTAAATAAGCGAATTCGGTTTCTTTTTGCATGGTGGCAACGTCACTTCTAGCAATACCCGTATTAAACTTTGTTTGATGTGCGTAGTTTGTGTCATTAAACATATTGATTGCAGACGTTCTATACCCATCAACCGTGTCGGGACCCTTAAATGCGTTATTTTCATTTACCGACCAAATAAATAAAATTGTTTTATTACATGCGCCAGATGTATACGATGCAGGATAATCTAATAATTCACCGACGTGTGTTGTTTGACTTGTTGAGTTTGTTGTTTTATGTACGTTTCTCCATGGTGATGAATCTTTATATCCACCCGCCAAATATGAATATGTTAAAACTTGTCTATATTTGAACGCAATGGGAATGGTTTCTTGTGCTGCAATTCTTTCCCAACCATTATCTATATTTGATACACCTGTATATAACATTAGGAAACTTCCACTAGTAGATTCCTCCAAATATAAGGAACCTAACAACGGTGAACCAGGTCTACTTGTTCTAGCTCCTCTAGGTGGTCTATTGACCACTCTGTCTGATGTTAAACTACCACTAACTTCTAAATTCTCGTATATCATATTTTAATTAGTTTTATCCTCTCCATCCACAATGTCCGGATGACGTTCCACCATTAACACCAGGAGCTAAACCACTAGGGTTTACTGTTCCTGTGTCTGTTGTGTAACTAAATTTCCAACTTGTATTATTTTGTAATCCATCGTAATTCCCCAACATATATTGGTGGTCTTGTCCCATTGTAAAATTCTCTTCTCCGCAGTTTGGATGGGGTTTGGAAACGTTTCCAATATTTGTATCATTAGCATTACTCCATCTTCTTAAAGCATATCCACCATTATAAGAACCATCGGCACCCGCGTAACCCTTACCAACTTTTGAACTAATTCCTTTTTGTTGTGAGTGGTTACCCCATTGTGTTGATGATGAAAACGTTTCTGTCGCAAAACTCATTTTAACCCCTTCACTACTTGTCCATCCATATCCAAAATTTTCATCGGAGAATGCACTACCACCATCGTTACCGGTTATTGTTGTTAAATTAAAACCGGTGGCAATTGTTTCTGTATTCAAATCGAATTTTTCAACGGTTGCATTACCTCCACTAAAAATGTAGGCGGTGGCGGTTTCTTTATGCATGGTACCACAATCTGACCTTATGTTTGTTATATTAAACTTTACATTATGTGCGTACTTTGTTTCATTGGTCATATTAACCGCCGCGGTTGTTGTTCCGTGTATATCTGATGCAGATTTCCACACATTATCCGTATTGACTGACCATATAAATAAGATATACCTACTACAAGCTCCAGATGTGTATGATGCTGGATAGTCCAACAACTCACCTAAATGTGTTGTTTGATCCGTTGCATTTATTGTTCTATGAACATTCTTCCATGGTGAACTATCTTTATATCCACCGGCTAGGTATGAATAGTTAATAATTTGTCTGAATTTAAACCCAACATTTGCATTTACTTGTGATGATACCCTAACCCAACCACTATCGTTGTTACTCACACCAACATAAACCATTAAAAAACTACCACTAGCCGCTTGTTCTAAATATAACGATCCCGTTTGGGGACTACCTGGTCTATTTGCCCGTGACCCGATTGGGGGTTTCGTAACTCCTTGTGTTCTTAATGAACCGCTAATTTCAATATTTTCGTGTATCATATATTATAAATACAAATTTTATGTTCTCCATCCACAATGTCCAGATGATGTACCTCCATTCACACCAGGTGCTAATCCACTAGGATTTACCGTTCCAGTATCTGTTGAATATAAAAATTTCCAACTAGTATTTACCTGTGCACCGTCATAACAACCTAACATATATTGATGATCTTGTCCCATTGTAAAGTTTTCTTCTCCGCAGTTAGGGTGCGGTTTTGAAACGTTACCTAAATTAGTTTCAGTAAAAACATTCCATCTTCTTAAATTATAACCCCCATTATATGTTCCTTCATTTCCCGCATAACCTTTACCCACCTTTGAACTAATACCTTTCTGTTGTCCACTAGCACCCCATTGTTGATTGTTTGTGAATGTATCGTTGGCAAAAAATAATTTTGTACCACTTTGTTGTGTCCAACCATATCCATAATTCTCATCTGAGAACCCCGATGCACCTGATGGTCCACTACCGGTAATTGATGTTTTCATTGGTGTTGAAACGTATGGTCCACCATAGTATGTACTATACATTGTTTCGTTTGTTAAATTGAATTTTTCAACCGCGGCAACTCCCGCACCAAATATCCAAGCAAATTCAGTTTCTTGATGTAAAGTTCCGCAGTCATCTCTTGCATTCGCTAAATCCCATTTAGATTGATGAGCGTATGCTGTTTCATTTACCATGTTAACACCACTTGTCCAAGTTGAATGGATGGTACTATCACCTTTAAAAGTTCCGTCAGTATTTGTTGACCAAAGAAATAAAATACTTTTACTACAAGCTCCAGATGTATAGGATGCTGGGTAATCTAATAGTTCACCTAAGTGAACCGTTTGGTCTGTTGAATTAGTTACTCTATGAACATTTTTCCAAGGGGAGGAGTTTTTATAACCTCCAGCTAAATAAGAAAAATTAATCACTTGTCTATATTTGAAACCAGTTCTATCTGTATCTTGTGAACCAACTGGCTCCCAACCACCATCATAGTTTGAAGACGCAGTATACGTAACAACAAAACTACCGCTAGTTGATTCCTCTAGATATAATGATCCAATATCAGGACTAGAAGGTCTATTGGCTCTTGGTCCTCTTGGTATAATATATTGTCCACTAACATTTAACGAACCACTAACTTCAACATTCTCTCTTAACATATTCTATAATATACGTATTTTATCTTACAACTACAACCCTACCTGACCTAGAAGATGCAAAAGTTATTGTAACCACAGATGTGCTTGTTGTAACAATTGATGATGGCCAGAACATATTATCCGAACTATCATAAACAAATACCGCCACGTCTTTTGTTCCTAAACTATGTGTAACTGTTACTGATGATACACTACTGAATGTTGTTGAATATGATGAGTTAGCTGAAGTTTTTACTAAACTACCTGCTGAGTATATTGCACCAGCAGTGCTAAATAAACCATCTGATGAACGTAATTCCGCAACAACAGTTGGTGTTGTACTTGTGGTACCTCCTTTTTCAAATATCCAACCATATGTATTGGCATCTTCAACAAAAAAACGACGAGCCCATGATGTTACATATGTTCCCGTTGATGCTGTTATATTGCCTGTTGGTCCCGTACTTGTTGCCCCACCATTAGCCATATAGTCACACCAAGCCGTGTATGTACCAAAACTATACCAACTTAGACCATGTGCAGTATTTGCATTCCGTTCAAATGCGATTTTTGGTGTTGTTACTCTTGCAAAAGTTACATTTGATGATGTTGCCACGGCTTGACCGATTGATACAGTTACTGAACCTGTTGTTGTGTCAACACCGACACCTGTTCCCGCATTAACTGCGGTTACTTTTGCTGCGGTGTATGTTGTTGAAATTGAACTACCGTTCCAAACACCTGTTGCGATGGTACCTAATGTCGTTACAGAAGTACTACCAGCCGCAGGTGCAAAATCACCTGTTGCACTATTTGCAGCAGTACCAAATGTTCTATATGCTAAAACATCGGAACCAATTGCTAATCCTAAATTTGTTCTTGCGTTTGCTGCAGTTGTTGCACCCGTTCCACCATTAGCAATTGCAATTGCGGTACCATTCCATGTACCACTTGTGATTGTACCGACTGTGGTTATCGCTAACGCATTTACTCTCGCTAAAGTTTCATCTCCTGTGTTTGTATTTGACGATGCTCCACTATGTGTTCCGCTAAAGTTCGCGGCGGTCATATTATAAGCAAATGTTGCAACACCTGTCGTTTGGTTTAGTGTCAACACATCAGCACCAAGTGATTCACTATAACATATATAATTGTTTGATGTTAAATTTTCTCTTAATCCAATAAACCATCTGGAAGATGCACCTGTTTGGTAGTATATACCAACATAATTTGATGTTGAGGGTCTATTTAAATTTAATCCACCTGTTGAAAAGTTAATTGTTATTGCATTACTTGTAGAAGCCCCCCTAGTGGTAACGGTAGATAATGTCTCACTTGTTGCGTTACCATCAATTGAAACTCCTGTTAAGGTTTGCGATGCAGATGCTCTACCAAGTGATATTGATGTTGTACCAATATTAAAAGATGAATTTGCCAAATAAGCATTTGCGATTGCTGTACCATTCCAAGTACCTGATGATATTGTTCCACTTGATACGGTTAAACCATTAATTGTACCTGTAACAACTAAGTTACCTGTGGCACTTTGTAGTGTCATTAATTCAGCGGAACCATTAGAGTACCAACCAAATTTAGGTGTGTTTCCACTATTTGAATATGCGGCTAAATTTGGTACATGGAATGATAATGTTCTATTCGAAATATCAGATGCAAGACCCATACCATATTGTCCTGAGCTTGCGCCTCTTGTACCAAAGCCATACATATACCAATCAGCTGTTGCACTATTGGTAATATTTGAACTAAATGTTTTTGCACCTCCAATTGTTTGATCACCAGTTGTATAAACACCATTTGTAACCGTCGCAGCATTACCTGATATTCCACCCTGTAGTGAACCTGTAAATGCTGTTGATGTTACAGATGTTAATCCTATAAGTGATGTTGACGTTCCTCCTAATGTTGTTGATGTGGAACCAATTGTAATTGTTTTATTGGAACCTATTTGTGATCCATCTATTTGTGCAGAACCACTAATAACACCGTCTGTATTTAATTTAGATTTAACACCTGTGGTAAATGTCGCTGACGCTGTATCAATTGCAATATCATCAGCATTTACTGTTATACCATTACCAGCACCAACATTAATTGTCCGAGTTGATGAGATGTCACCCCCTCCTGTTAAACCACTACCCGCAGTAATTAAAACTGTTGTGTGGTCAATATGTTGATTCGCAACGTAATTTGTTGTTGCATTATGATTAACTTGAATAGAACCACTTAAAACACCTTCGGTGTTTAATCTATTTTTAATAGTTGTATTAATTGAACTCGTAAATGAATTCAATGAACCTGTTGAAGTTTCAACATTACCTATTCTTGTAACGGCATTGTTAAATTCTGTTTCTCTAACTAATCTTTGTTCTGATCCTAATTGACCCGCAATCCAATAATCGTTTGAAGAATCCCATAATAATGAACCTGATACTAAATTTGGACCTGTTGTATCTTTAATTCGTATACCTGCAAATGATGCTCCGTTACCATTTAAGTTAATAAGATTATTATCAACATCTAATGTTGATGTATTAACGTTTGTTGTTGTACCTTTTACTAAGAAGTTGCCTCTAACGGTTAGATTTGAACCTGTTAATTCTATTGCCGTTAGTAAGGACGATGTAAAGGTATTTAAACTTCCAGTTGATGATTGAATTGCGTTTATATTAGGGTTAGTAATATTTCCCGTAACATTTAATGTACCCGTTATTTCTGTATTTGAATTTATGGAAACTAATGTACCTGTATCTGTGATATTACTATTATTCAAATGTTCTATACCAGTACCTTTGGGTATACGGTTTAATATAAGATATGCTTCATTACCGAGGTTATTATAAGTCTCAGGACCCATTAATAAAACAGATGATGTTACCGACGATTGGTTTTGGTGAACGAATAACCATTGGTTATTAACCGAATCAAATAACATTGATCCGGATACTTGTGGTGATGAACCACTATCAATAACAGCCAAACCACCAAATCTAACTGATGGATTAAGTGCATTTACTGTTATAATATTATCCGCAATATTAACAATTGACGAACTAATGTTTTGTATTGATGACGAACCAGCAACAATTAAATCTTGGGAGATATATAATGAACCTGTAATAGTTTGTGTACCTTGAAATATATTACTACCGGTTGTTGCATAACTACCTGTTTTTGATTCAATTGAATCTACCCGATTTTTTGTACCTAATGTTGTTATTGCAACTGAAGAAGACAAAGAACCAATACTAGATGATAGTCCACTTGTGGTTGTTGCAACCGATGAACTTAAACTTGTAATTGTACTTGTTAATCCAGATGTTGTTATTGCGATGCTTGAACTTAAACCACTTGTTGTTGTTGCAACAGATGAAGATAAAGAACTAATGCTTGAACTTAAACCACTTGTTGTTGTTGCAACAGATGAAGATAAAGAACTAATATTGGAGCTCAACCCACTAGTTGTTGTGGCAATAGATGAGCTAAACGTTGAATATCCTGTGGTTCCTGTTATTAAAATTTGTCCTGAACCAGATATAACCGATTCACTGTCTAGTTTTGATTTAATTGTTGTGTTAATGGAACTACTAAATAAATTCAACGACCCTGTAGTTGTTTCAATTGAGTCGACCCTATTCTTTAAATTAAGTGTTGTTGATGCAACCGAAGAACTCAAAATTCCAATTGAACTAGATAATGAGGAACTTAATCCTAATGTGGTGGTCGCCACGGAAGAGGAAAGACTTCCAATTGAACTAGATAAAGTATTTGTTGTTGTTGAGACACTAGAACTTAAAGAACCAATGATCGAACTTAAATCACTTGTTATTGTTGCAACACTAGAACTTAAAGAATTGATACTTGAACTTAGACCGTTAGTTGTTGTTGCAATAGATGAACTTAGTCCGCTAGTTGTTGTTGCAACTGATGAAGATAAAGAATTTACACTAGAACTCAAAGAATTAACACTAGAACTCAAATCACTTGTTGTTGTTGCAACTGATGAAGATATTAAACTAATACTTGTTGATATACTTGAACTAAACGTTGAATATCCTGTGGTTCCTGTTAATATAACTTGGACGCTTCCAGATATGACTGTTTCTGTATTAAGTTTATTTTTAATTGTTGTGTCAATAGACGACGTAAATGTATTCAAGGACCCCGTTGAGTTTTCTAAAGACAATACTCTACTATCGTTTGATGATGTATAAGATTGAAATATTGATTCGTCTAATTTACCTGTACCAATTGGTTGACCATTTAAAGTCATCGAACCTGTAATATCGACAGAACCAGTAAGAATAAGTGAACCACTAATTCCAACGGACCCCGTAACAGCTAATGACCCACTTATTTTTTCATTACCAATAAAATTATTTGATCCTGTTGTTGCTAAAATTCCTGGTTCTACAACAATAACGTCACCACTAGCCTGACCACTTAAAAAATCTGAATATACTGAAATACTATTACCCATACCAACATGGTGGTCACAGAAGTAATAGAATGTTGTTGCAGTTGCATCTGTAATCTCAATTTGAACATAAAAAGGGTCAGCATTAGTTGTTACTCCTGTGGTATATATTGTTCCACCATTATGTTCACCGTCGTCAGTTAAAGAAAAAAGTAATGGGTGAGTGTTATTGTTATTATAATAAAATCTATATTTGAATCCTTTAGTAAACGCTAACTTTGGATTTTTAGCACCATTAATGTAATATTTTCCACCGCCATCTGTAAGGGTAATTTCAACAATATCATCACCTAAATCTACCTTATTTAATTTTAATGCTCCTGTTATCTCGGTATTTGAATTAATTCTAAATCCGTTTGTATTTGAAACGGATGCTGTGGTAGCTCCATCGGCAATCCGTGTTAAATTAAGACCTGTAACTCCACTTGCTGGAATATTGTATAGATTTGTACCGTCTCCCTTAAATGAACCTGATATTTGTCCTGTAACCGTTAACGCTCCTGTAATTTCGGTGTTTGTATTAATCCTTAAACCGTTTGTACTTGAAATAGAGGCGGTAGATGACCCTTCCCCAATCTGAGATAGGTTTAATCCTGTAATCCCACTTGCAGGAATTCCATATAAACCTGTACCACTACCTGTAAAAGAACTTGATATTTGAGTGGCAATTATTGACCCTGTAACTGTTTGATTACCATTAAAATTATTACTTCCTGTGGTTGCAAATTCAGTTACACCTTTACCCGCAAGTTTATTTGCGTTGTCCGCATTTGTGATTGAACCGGAAATACTACCACTAATTGTTCCAAGTACTGTTAAATTACCCGAAATGAGTAAATTATTGGAGATTTCGGCCGAACTTGATACGGATAAGGACCCTGATATGTGTGCGTCAAATATATTCATCTAATTTTGGTATTATATACTTAGATAAATACTTTGGTTGTGGGTTATTCTTTCTTAATTAGTTATGAATTGAATTTATAATTTAAATCATTTTTCTGTTGGTCACGTCTATTCTAACCCTTCTATTCGGGGATAATATATATTTTTCATAATGGGTTCGGATTAATTTTAACCCCAAATATTCCAATAACTCGTTTATGGTACCCTCATCGTGCTTTTCATATATATCTTCGTAATAAAATAATGGGTATTTTTTATTTTGTGATAGGTTATGTAAAATATCACTAGATTCGTTATATCTTTTAATCATAGTTTCAATATATGAAGGTTTAATTTTTGTCATGTCATATATTTTTGGGATATGCCATCCAACCCCTCTTTCCCTACTCCACGTTTCATTGATAGTAAAACTTTCCGCCTGAAAGGTTTTATTTTTTCTATCTAATATCACAATTTTATCAAAAAATGTGTCACACCATTCAAAATATTCATGTACATTATTGAAGTTTTTCCTTGGGAATTCGTCATAACCAACTATTAATAAGTTTTTTACTAAAATATTATCATAACTTAATAACGGTTCTATTGTTTCACAATCAAATTTATCAAAATAATCTTTATAATTAGAATCGTTATATGGTTCCATAAACATTTTATAATTCGGTAATTCTATATGTGAATCAATAAACTTAGTCAAGGACGTTGACCCACTTCTTGGGGTTGCCAATATTAAAATTTTCATAAAAGATTTCTAGGTTTCATTCTAAACTTATGTATAAACATTGCAATTGCCCATCGTTCTCCGTTTATAATTGGGGTGACTTGATGAGGTGTTTGGGATTGATATATACATACATTACCCACCTTTTTGTCAATTACAATAGGTTCATCATTTTCATTGAATACTAGATAATCGCCACCTTCGAAATCTTCGTTTAACACAATACCAACATTCCATTCTTTTATTGGTTCCCCTGTGTCGATGTGTTTACCGAACTCGTCTCCGGACGTATAATGATGTAAGTTTAACTTTGTCGGTCTCAAAAAAATATGTAGATTCGTTTCTTTTTCGAAATAATTACACATTCTATTAATAACCCAATCGATATCGGGTAGGTAATCGAATGCGTAAAATTTGTATCTAAAATTATCAAATTCATCCCATCTACCATTTTCACCCAATAATGGGTATTTATCTTTTAAATTTATAATAGATTCACATTCGTCTTTTGTAAATAGGATAGATTGTATTAACATTTTCTTTATTTATATGTTGTTGAATTACTTATATTAGTGAGGTATAATTTTCTTTTCTAATATTTCTAATTTCTTTTATTAGTTGATTATTTGTACCATATTCGGAATGTGGTTTCCAATTAGTACCCATCTGAATATATTGAAGTTCTGCATTCCATCTATTTTTATCAACACTAATAATATCTATGGTTTTAGCATATTCACCGGTCAACCACCAAAAGTTACCTGAATAAATTATATTTTTAGAGTTATTTACGGTTTCCAATAAAACACCGTATGTGTTAAAATCGGTTCTATCAAATATTTTAAACACATTTTTAACCCTTTCAATGTTAAAATATTGCATTAAATTTCTCCAATTTGACTCCCTCTTGTATTTATTTTTGTTTTTTAATTTGGACGCTCCCTTAGTATGAAAATAAAAAATATAATCCGAATTTTCAAATGTGTCTTTATCTTTTTCTATTAAATTTAAAGTAACAAATTCATTTCCTCTTGGGTAAAGGTCTCTTATTATATAATTTGATTTATTGTAATCATGAAATTTTCTTATGATTGAGTCGGTTGGTGGATTATCGTCTGATATTGAGATTCCCACATTTAAAATATATGGGAAATTAAAGTGTTTTTCTATTAAAGAGATTTGTTCGTCAATTATTGACTCCACTCCTTCTATTGAATATATGTGATAATAAATTCTTACCATTATAAACTATATTATATTTTTTTCCGTTTATAATCACTCATAAAAATTTCACTTTTTTATTGTTATTATAATTTTTAATTAAATCATAAAGATAATTAGACATTTGTTCGTGACCATGTTCGCTGAAGTGTTTGTCAGATATTTCACCATTCGTTTCATCAAATATTGTTTCTATTTTTTGTGTGATTGGTGTAACAAACATACCATCGGTTTCTTGTTTAAATGGTGACCAATTAATAATAACGTTATTTGGGTACATTTGATTAATCAATCTAATATATCTGTTTATCTCATCAATATAAATTTGGTTGTTTCTATTAACAACGATTTCATTTAAACAATCAACACAAATATCTGTCATATAAATGATATCGTTTAATTCATCGTTGCTTAAACTATTTGGTCTAATTGTTAAGAAATTACCTTTTTTGGATGCAATTCTAAATCTTGTTGTTGATGACCACCCAATAATAATAATGTCATTCGAATTAATTCTACTTAAACTATCAATTACTGTATCAATAATTGTATAATTATCGGCACCATTAATCCCCATGTTTATAGAGGAAATATTTAATTTATTGGATAATAAATCTGAAAATACTTTTGGTACGTACCCTTTCATCTCAATATAATCAACAACTATTCGATTATCTTTGGAGGAGAATGAGTCGCCAAAAACCCACAGCTTTGGCATAAAAGTAGTAATTAAGAATGTTTATTTCTTATTGCTGTGAATATTGTGTGTAATATGTTTAAACAATTAATTTTATCTGTTGTTTGAACCTGTAAAATTGTTGGTCTTTCTAATAATTTTGCCATTTTGTTTTATTAAATTTTTTCAATTCGGTTATGTGCAATTACACTACCTAATAAATTAGCACCTGTTATGCTATTTGAATCGGTACCCGCAATGAATACGTCATCGGGCTCTATGTTAATTGTTGTAATATTACCACTATACCATTCTAAGTTTATTGATGTAATTTCTGCAGTTACCTGATCTGAAATAATCAACGAATCAGTATCTTCAATATCGGTAACTATTTTAAATTTAACTAATCCAGTATTATTTTCTTTAATTAGTAGTTTCTCGTTTGTGGTTACCAATGTACTTCCAGTTAGTGATTGGGAAGAGTATTCAATTTTAGGAAGCCATCCTTGAAATGTGGTGGTTAATTTGCTAACAACTGACGCAGTTGAATATGTCAGTAATTCAGAAATTTCTAATGTAGAAGACCAATTTAAACTTTCAGTAGAACGCTCATTTTTATCTAACCCAACTAAAGAAACGGATTTAACGATATCACCAATTTCAATTGAATTTAAATCAACGGAAATTTCTTGGTCATCAACAATTTTAATAACATCATATTCACTAGGTATACCAATAGAATTTACTGGATTAGAGAAATACATAAATCTCCATTTGTTGTCTAATTTAGTATTGGTATATGTAACATTATTTTCATCTAATGTCACCGGATTAGTGTAAACGCACCCACCTAAATAAATCATAGTTTCAACATCTTCTAACAATAATGTCCAAGTTCTTATGACATTTGAAATTCTACCGTTTAGTAAGGTATTTTCATTAAATTCATATTCTTGCAACATATTTGTACCGTTAACCGTTGATTTTAAATCATTTAAATCGGTTTCCGTATCAATTTTATAAAATGCAGGATATTCTGTTTTTTCAAAATCAGGTAATGTCTTTTTAAAAATTATATTTGGGTTTTGATTATTATCAACTAAGTCGTTCAAATTATCGAACATTTTACTATCATCACTTAAATCTCTAACACACGTTTTTGGTAAAAGGTCTTCGTGATTAGACTCAAATAATAATTTTACCATTTCTGCTTTATCTCGACAATATATATCATCGATAATTGCAGTAGAATCATATGCACATCTCAAATAAAAAGTAGTACTTTCGACATTTACCGATGGTGTAGTTATATCATTATTATTAATAACAATTAGTTCCAGTTCTATGTTATTACTATCACAAGCGGATTGGAATAGGTCTATAACAGATTGTACAATATGTTTCTTTTTATAAGCAATAACCAACTTGGTGTACATATTTGTAGTCAAATATGTCATTAAATTCTCCAATTCCAACAAATGGGACGCCGATTCGTGTAAATCAACGTCTGTGTTTGTTTCCAAAAACTTTATATTATCGCCCAATTTCAAAAAATCGGACCCTATTAAAACTGCTTTCATGTGCTTTCTTTTTTATAAATATTTATCATTTGTCTTTCTCATTAGTTCTTCCAATAAAATCGGTACTTTCCTCATATATTAACAATTTTTTTAATGTATATGAAATAAAAGTACTTATTTACTTATCGTTTAACCCGTATTTTATCCATTTATACCAAATTCTTTCGTGTAAATAATATTGAATGGGTTTATATACCAATTCAGCGACTCCAAAAGCGGCACCTACTTTTATATCACCACTAACCCACCACATTATACCAAACCCAATTAAAGTAGATATAACTCGGTATGATATTGTTTTAGCTATGTGTCTTTTTCTTTGTACTATCATATCAATGTTTTTATATCTGAATGTTTAACAAATGATTTACCATCAAATGTAGTATATTTCAATTCATATCCATGTCTAAATGCCCTGTTATTACTATACGGTAGTGATTCCACTTCATCTGATGTAAGTTTATGTCTAACCGCGTTAAATATATAATCTTCAACAGGAGTTTGAAAAAAACCGACTATAGTTCCTTCTTTACAATTTGGTTTTACGTAATCTAAGAATTTAGAAATATTTGAATCTAAATGTGTGTCATGTAAAATACCGTCAAATTTTGATTGTAGTGTTGGTAGGACATCAACCCAATCACCTAAAATTATTTTTACATTTGGTTTGTCTTCCGCCCATAGTAATGCATTTTTAAACATCTCAGGATGGATTTCAATTATTGTGTGTGATGTCACATTTAGGTTAGATTGAACGGCATCAGCAGATAAATGCATACCAAATCCAATTTCAAGAATGTCTCCACCATTTTTGGTAACGATTTCAGCTAATTTACACATCAACGATTCTTCACCATTGTGCATTACATAGTCATTTTTTAATCCATCTATTCTAATATCATTAATGGATATTGATATTTTTTCGTCTCCCTTCATAAAAATTTACCATATTTTTCTGAAATTCTTACCTTTTTTTCATCTGATATTAACCAACTATTAATCGATTCTTCAATGGGTTTTAATTCCAGATAATCAAAAATTTCATTTATTACTGAGGTGTTTTTATTGACAAAAATATCCTCATAATAATATATTTTTTTATTATAATTTTCTGAAAATGATTCTAACGCATCTGAAACAACTATCAAATTTAGTTCCCATTCATTAAATGTATCTTTAGGAATTGAATTTAAATAATAAACTCGTTTTCTTTTGTGTCTATCTTTAATTTTATTTACGGTGTGGTATATGAAACTTTCACTTTGTTCTATTTTGTTTATTCTATCAAGAATAATAACTTTATCAAATGTTTCGAAAATAGACTCATAAAATAATTTTGAATTTTCTTTGCCTATATTTGATGGTGCTTGACCCAATAACATTTTAAGTAGAACATTTTTATCGTCATCACAAAATGATAGATTTTCTTCAATTTTATAATGTCGGTCTAGGGGTTCCTCCAAGAAAGTATAATCATCAGTTAAGTGTTCTTTAATACAATTAAATAATGATGATGATCCACATCTACCTGATGCCATTATACATATTCTCATTACCCTTTAGTTTTATCATATGTTATTTTCCCATCTGAAGTCATATGTCCCGTTCTAATTGCGGTACCACTAATTTGTCCAATATCGGTTGGTGGTTCGTGGTAAATTACATCATACCCAACCCCTCTACCATAATTTACCGATTCAATGTCAGGAATAATAGATATTTGTATTTTATGTGAGTTATCCTTGTAGAATTGGGTCTCGACCAAATCCATCATAACTTCTTGTGCGGTTTTTGGATTATTCTCATCAGTGGGTACATTTCTTATTGCCAACCATACATCTTTTCCTTTCTCTAATTGTTGGTTAAGGAGCCATTCGTGACCTTTGTGCCAATTTTGCCATCTTCCGATGTACATTGCGTACTTTTTACTCATAGTGATAATTTTTTTAACAGTTCATAATATGAATCTGTTTCGTTTTTTATTGTTGTGTCTATATCTATAAAATTCTCTAAAGGTGGTTCGTACTCCTCAACATGAAATTCATTCCTACCTCTATCCTCTGTGGTGTGTACATAAATCTCAACAACCGATGTACTGAACTTAAAAGAGTCTCTTTGGTCTCTATACGGTGAAACTAAGGATACAATTACATTATGTCCTTTACTGTGCATGAATTGTGCGATGTACTGTGCTCTTTGGATGTTTAATCTTCTTCCTGTGATGGAATAGTCTTTATTCTTAAAGATGTCTCTTAGGTCGTCTCCATCGATGTGAATAACCTTGTCTTTAGGGAAATATTCTACCAAGTATTTTGCTAGGGTTGTTTTACCTGCTCCGGGTTGCCCTGTTAACCAATATATCATAATGGTAATATACTTAATTAATTAGAAAAAATAAAGACTAATGATTATAAACGAATGGATCTCTTTTTTTAAGTTCCTCCATACGTTTTTTAATCATTTTTTTACGTTTATAGTTCCTGATTTTGTCCTTAATATATTTGATGAGTTTTCCTATCATATCAATTTAATTATTCTTGTTTCATTATAAATATCCTTTATGTATGCAACTCTGGTCTCATTTAAAAATGTGTAAAATAATTCGGCTAATAAAAGATTTCCCTTTTCACCAAAATGACCGTCATTAACCAACCCTTCCGTTTCTTGTTTAATACATGTAATATTTCCTCTTTTATATAGGTAACCTAACTTCATTATGTTTATAATACCTTTAGATTCTCTTAATGGATCAAAAAGTGTCCAAAAATATACTTTATATCCATCTAACACCATTTTAAATAAATTAACATAGTTTTCAAATTCTTTCGCAAAAAGAGGATGCATCCTATTCGTCAATATTTCAGATATAGTGTCACTCGATACTGATAAGTTGTCATTACGCCCACCAACCGCTATTGACCTAAAATTAATTTTATCAACAATCCTAAAACGAGACGTATCAGTTAGACCAACAAAAATGACATCATTTTCTTTGTCAAATTTTTTAATTTGGTAAAAAAGTGTTTCAAAAATACTATAGTTATCCGAACCACCCATTCCATAGTTTTCTAGTTCTAAGTTTAATTTTTCTGCCAATATTTGACTAAAGTTCTTTGGTTCATAACCTAAATAATCAATGTATGGTTTTACCCAATCTTGTAATTTCATTGTTCTATCTGTATATAAAGCAGAATTAGAATCTCCAAATACCCATAATTTACCCATTACTTATAAATTAAAAAATTTTCTATTATTAAAATGTCCAAATTAGTATTATAAAAAGTGTTTAGAGCATCTTTTGGTGTTAACACCATTGTTTTATCTTTTATATTAAACGAAGTATTCAATAGAATTGGGTACCCACTTAATTTTTCAAACTCTTTTAATAATCTATACATATTTGTGTGCTTATGTACCGATTGTACTCTAGCAGTACCATCAACATGTGTAACTGCTTTAAGAACATCTTTATATTCAGATTTGACTTGAACAATTTGGTTCATATATGGAATTTCGTTTTCCATAATAAAATATTTATCTTGGTCATCTACTGTTACCATTGGAGCAAAAGGTCTAAAGTTTTCTCTCTTTTTAATCAATTTATTAATTCTATCTTTCATACCTTCTTTGGTTGGGTCAGCAAGTATTGAACGGTTACCTAGTGCTCTTGCACCAAACTCACAATGACCTTCGAACCAACCAACGACCTTACCCTCATGTATTTTTTTCGCAACATAAGCTCTCAACTTGTTTTCAGATCTGAACATGTGGTATTTCCCATTACTTAATAGTTTTACAATTTCTTTATAATAATATAGAGGACCGAGAAATGGGTTTTGTGTAACCCGTTCGAATAATTGTTTATTTTTAACTAAATAATGTACACAAGCTCCGATGGATGAACCCGCATCTGATGGTGCAACGGGTATCCATAATTTTTTGAATGATGTGTTACTTATAATTTTACCATTTGCGGAACCATTATATGCACATCCACCGCTTAAACATATGTTCCCTGTGTCATCAATGTACGAGATAGCCTTTAATAAATCAAAGAAGACTTCCTCATATACTTTCTGAATTGATGCTGCCAGATTCTCATGAATCGCCATAATTGGTTCTTCTGTTAATCTAGGTTGAATACCTAAATGTTCCACCAATTCAGAATTAAACATTATTTTATTTGATTTATTCCATGTGAAATATTTTAAATTACATTTAACGCCTCCGTTTTTAAATCTGATTAATTCCCTAACCTTATCGAGATAAACATTGGGGTCACCATACGATGCTAACCCCATTACCTTATACTCACCTTCATTTGGTTTAAAACCTAAAAAGGATGTCATAGCAGAATAATATAAACCTATTGAATGTGGATAATCCGATACTGTTATTGTCTCAATCTCTTGGCCATTTGCAAAACCAACAGATGCCGTTTCATATTCACCAACACCATCAACGGATAGACAGGTTGCTCTTTTAAAATCAGATGTGAAGAAAGAATAGTATTGATGAGATAAGTGATGTTTGGAATAAAAAACATTGTCAGAAACTCTACCTAAATTTTTCTTAAGATTACTTATGTTTTTTTTTATTTTAATATAGGATTGGATAGAGTATAGCGGTGCACTAAGAAAATTTTCTTTTATGTTTTGTTTAACTCTCTTTAATTTTAATTCAGGGTCCTCATAATAACACACAGCACCGATATTTTCCTTACCAATTTTATATGTTTTGAATATATGGTCAATAGTTTTATTAGGAAATGATGAATCATGTTTTATACCTGTAAATTTCTCCTCCTCACAAGCAAATACCAACTTACCGTCTTTAAATAAACAGGCGGATGAATCATGATAGTATGCCGATACCCCAATCACATATTTCATTTAGTTATGTTGCGTATGTTTTTAATTTCTTGGTTTATTATTTTAAAAAATGTTTCATGTCCTTTAAGATCCCAATGACAGTCATTAACCTGTTTTCCCGTTGAATAATATATTGAATTTTTATATGAACAAAAATCATACTTTAAAGGTTTCCATATTATAGCATCTTCATCGTATTTATTCCATAACCCTTCCTTTCCATGATGTAAATTGATAAATCCCTTAGTGTTTATTAGCCTATCATGTATGTGTGTTTTTTCAAATAATGGTTCGATTTCTTTGTTATACCCAAACTGATATGGGTTCCAAAACCAATGAATTGGTTTAATGTTTTTCTCATCTAATAATTTATTAATAATATCAATCCAATTTAGTAA